TCGGAGCAGACCGCGTAGTGATTCTCGGTGCCCTCGACGAGAATCGCGGGGAGGCGACGGGAGCCAGGGCCCCACACCTCGGGGAAGGCGCTGCCGGCGAGGTTGTCGCCGCCGCCGAGAGACTTCCGCCACGTAGCATCACTCGCAACGCCGTCAGCGAGCGGGGCCGGCGACTGGTCGCGGATCGCGACGACGGCGCCGCCCTCCTCGAGGTCGGCGTAGTAGAGGAGCGAGGCATCGAGCCGCTCGGCGGCGTCGAGCGGCTTCGAGAGCTCGATGCAGCGGTCGAGGGTCATTGCGCCCGATCGGACCTGTAGCCAGTCTAGGACGAGACCCGGAGCCTGGACACCCGCCGTGCAGCCGATCCGCAGGGCTGAGCCAGCGGCCGGCGCAACGCGGGTGCCGTCGCTGAGTGTCGCCTCTTCCGTCGCGACGGCGCCGGTCCGATCGCGAACGAGATAGCCGATCACCGACGTGCCGTTGACCACCCACCAGGCCGTGTACCACTCACCGAGCGCCGCGACGAGCGTCGTCAGCGTGGCGCTCACTTGCGCCGACGCCTTGCGGTGCATGAAGAACATGTCGTTGAGCGACGCGCCGCGGAAACGGACCGTGAACGGGTTATCGGTGGTAACGACGTTGTCCCAGGAAATGATCGTGTTCGTCCCGGTAGCTGTGAGCATGAGGCGGGCGCCGAAGGTCAACGGCCCGGTTGCCCCGAGCTTCGCCGCCGTGACGTCCGTGCCGAGGTCGATCTGAGCCGCCGCGAGCGGCTTGCAGTAGGTGCCGCCGGCGAACTTTCGCGGGCAGAGCGGCTGCTTGAGGCGCTCGGCGTGGTCGCGGAAGACGAAGCGCACGAGGCCGTCGGAGAACAACGGCTGTTCGACCTCGCCCCGCAGGATCACGCGCCCCTCGGCGACCGTCAGCCAGCGTTTGAGACGGGGGGAGTAGCCGACGTGACGCACGACGATGCGCCGGCCGTCGAAGAGCCAGCCGGCCGAGCGGGCCCCGTCGAGATCCCCCTTGCCGTTGGCGACGACGACTTCGCCGCCGCCGTCGGGGAGGAGTATCCCGACCGTGTCGAGGTTAGGGGCCGCCGAGCGCCACCGGATCTCCTCGGCCATGATCGCCTGATAAACCTCGTCCGGCGTCGTGTCGGTCGGGAACGGGCCCGCGTATTTGGCGGTCGCGTATCGCAGCGTCGCCTCGGTCGTCAGGCCGGCCGCGACCGTCGCGGGCAGCTGATAGGCGACCTCCGCGAGGAAGACGTCGACGCGGCCAGCGTCGGTGACGAAGGTCTCGTAGGCCGTCACGCGGCGATCCCGCTACGGTTGATGCCGACGTAAGAGGGCGCTGCGGCGTCGGTGCGCAGGCCGGCGACCGCGCGATTGAGCGCGCCGAGCTGGTCGAGCAGCGTCTGGTTGATCGTCGTCATGATCGCTTCCATGCGCGTGCTGTCGATCTGCAGCGCCTGCGCCGCCTGGTCGCCCAGGCCGACCGGCACGCCGCTCGCGAGCAGCGCTTGGATCCGCGCGTAAGCGGCCTCGTAGATCTGCGCATAAGCGGCCGACGAGGTGCCGAGCTGGCTCGCCTGCTCGAGGAGGTTCTGCCACGCCCCGTTGAGCTGCGAGGTCGCCTCGATGTCGCCGCCGGCAGCGAGCGCCGCGAGGCGGTCGAACTCGGCCTGCGCGTCGGCGATCCGCTGCTGTTGCGAGATCGGGGCTGCCGCGCTCTGCCCGTTGGTCTGCGCTTCGTAGAAGGCGCGAATATCGGCGGTCAGGTCGCGCCAGAAGCGGGCCATCTGCACGCCGAGTGCCTCGTCGACGAGGTCGATCGCGCCCTGCCCGTAGATCGCGGCCGTTTCGTAGAGGTCGCGGAAAGTCGCCATGAGCTGTTGGAAGGCGTCTTCCGCGCCCTCGAGGGCGGTGCTCGATAGCTCGGTGACGGTGGCGAGGAAGTCGGCCCATACCTGCTCGGCGTTGCCCGTGTCGGGCGGGGTGTAGGTGCCGACCGAGGGCGGGGGCGGAGCGGGCGGGTTGTCGTGGGCCTCGCGGACGTCGCCGAGCATCTCGTCCATGAGGTCGAGCATCTCCTGCGAGACGAGCCGTTGGCCGTTGTGCGCGAGCTCCCACTCGGCCTCGGCGACCTTGAGCCCCTCGATCTTGAGCGCGAGCTCCGCGACGGCGAGCTGATACTGGAGCTCCTTTGCCTGCGCGATCGCCTGCTCCTTGAGCTCGCCCTCGGGCAGCATGTCGGCGAGCGTCGAGAAAACATCGAGGGCGGTCGACTTCGCCAGGCTGTCAGCGAGTCGGTGCTCGGCCGCGTTGAGCGCGTCGAGGGCCGCGCCGAGCTCGGGGGTCACCCGGAGCAGGCGCAGGGCCTCGGCGCGGAGCCGGACGGCCTCGGCGGAGATCTCGGCGAAGCGCTTGGCGACCTCGTTGCCGGCGAAGCCGGTCAGGTTGCCGGCGACTTCGCCCATCGGGTCGGCGGGCGTCTCGCCAGGGGCCGTGGTGCCGGGGGTCGGGACGTCGAGTCCGAGGAGCCCGTCCTGCAGGCGAGTGAAGGTCGCGTCGGCGACGTAGCCGAGCTCGTGCAGCATGTCGAGCTGCGCCAGGTACATCGCCCGCTCGTACTCGAATTTGAGGCGAGCGGCCTCGTTGAGGGCCCACTCCTTCTCGGCCTGGTCCGTCGTGTGCTGCCCGAGAAAGTCGAAGATCCCGCCGAGGGTCTGGTCGGCGAGGGCCTGCATACGGGCCCGCTCGGCCGCGTTGATGGCGGCGACCTGCGCCGCCGCGTCGGCGTCGGTGATCCCGTTCCCGAGCCCGCGGATGCCCTTGCGCAGCTCCTCGGCCTTGTCGGCAATCGCCTTGAACTGGTCCCCGAGCCCGGTCATATCCGAGAACGAGGCGTTGGCGTCGCGCACCTCTTCGATGAGCTCGCCCATCATGTGGTGGAACCACCGGCGGATGAGCTTCGGGTCGAGGCCGAGCTCGACCGCGTGCGCCATCATGTCTTGCTGCTTCTTGATGAGCGCGCCGCGCTGGTCGGCGACCGGGTTGTTGCGAATGTCGGAGATCAGGCCGGCGCGGACGTCCTTGCCGAGGAGGAGCTTCGCCGCCTCCTCGAGCTTGTCGATCTGCTTGAGGACGTCGTCGCCCATCTTGAGATCGCGGGCCCGCTTGCGCATCTCCTCGAATTGGTCGTTGACGCCGCGGAGGCTGTCGCCGAGCGGGCCCGTCGTCTCGGGCCGGCCCATGCGGGCGAGCTCCTCGCGGAAGTCCGCTTGGCTCTCTCGGCGTCCGGCGCCGCCGCCGCGTCCGCCGCCGCCGAGGTTCCCGCCTTGCGACGAGAGCCAGGCGATGAGGGCGCGCACCCACTCGAGGTCAGACTGCCCGGGCCCCTGCTGCGGCGGGCCGATTCCTCCGCCTCCGCCCTTCTTCCCGACGGGCGTCACGTCGGGACCGAGCTCGACGCCGACCACTGCGGCCTTCTTCGCCATGCGGTCGAGGATCGCGAGTTGCGCCGCGAGGTTGAGGAGCTCGAGTTTCCACTTGAGCTGAGAGATCTTGAGGGCGATAGCCGGGTCGTCGGTGTGCTGCGCGATCGTCTCGAGGATGCCGAGGAGCGTCGAGCCCTGCAGCTGCTCCGACTGCCGCGCGGCCTCCTCGCCCCACAGGCGCTGAGCTTCGGCGAGCTCGGCGAACTGCCCGGCGGCGATCCGTCGCGCGTCGTTCTCGGCCTCGGTCCGCATAGTCGTGTCGGTGATCCCGGCGGCGAGTGCGAGGTTCTCGTCGAGAAGGCGCTGAATCGCGCCGTCGGGCCCGGAAAGGTCGGCGAAGGTGCGCGCGGCCTGCTCGCTGGCGATCTCGAGCTGCGTCTTGCCGATGTCTAGGTATTGCCGCAGCCCCTGGTCGAAGAGGTCGCGGGTCCCGTGGATCATCGAGGCGGTCGCCGTGTTGACGTCGACGGCGGCGTCGAGCGCCACCTGCGCGAGCGCGTCGAGCTCGGCCTGCAGGGCGGCGATCCGCGCGAGCGTCTCCTCGACGTTGACGCGGCCGGGGTGGCCGGGGTCGCCGGGCCCGCCCGGGGCGCCGGTGCCTTGATCTGCCGCCGCGGCGTTGATGGCGGCGATGAATGCGGAGAGCGCCGCGTCCATTTGCGCCGCGAGCTCGCGCACGGGGTCATAGTCGGGCGCCGGCCCGTGGTTGTCGGGCAGTCCGTTGTCGAGATTCTTCGACGTGTCGATCGGGTCGGTAAGCTGCCGCATGAGCGCGTCGATCTGCGCCTGAATCGCGACCATGCGGGCGGCGTTGGCGTTGGTCTGTTCGTCGAGGGCCGAGTCGTAGTCTCGGGTCGCGGCGATCGCGTCGCGCACTCGCTGGATATGGTCGACGACTACCTGCGTCCATTCATTGCCGGTGCCGGAGAGGCCCTCGATCGTCGCGACGAGCTGCGCTCGGTTGTCGGCCAAAAAGCGGTTGTAAGCGTCCCCGAGCCGCACGATCGACTCCGTCGGGAAGCCGCGCTCGAAGGCGCGCCGCATCGCGTCTTGGAAAATCTCCATTTCGGCGCGGAATTGCCGGCCGAAGTCGGAGATCCCGACGTCGCGCACCCACTGCGCGAAGGAGAGGTCAGAGGTCAACTGCTCGACCGATGCGACGTTGCTCGAGCCGGGCAGGCCGGTCCCGTTGCCGACCGCACGGTCGAGCACGGCCTGCGTTTCGGGGGAGATTCCGGAGATCTGCGCCGAAGCCAGGGCGGTCACGATCGCGGAGTCGAGCGCTTCCTGCGCCGAGCGGAACGATGCCTCCGACCACCGGCCGGCGGCGTCGCGCATGGCCACGATCCACTTGTCGCTGCGCTGAGTGATCCGGATATCGGAAAGCCCCTCGAGGCGCGAGGTCATCCCCATTTGGTCGACCATCGCATTGATGCCGTCGGCGAGCGCGCCGGACACGCGGTCGAGCCCGTTGTGCCAGGTGTCGAAAAGCCGGGTGACGTCGGCTTCGCCGTTGCGAAGGGAGATCGACGAGCTGCCGGTCATTTCGGCGATCCGCTTGTCGCGCGCCCACGAGGAGATCGCGGAGTAAACGCCGTAATAGATGCCGATCCACTGCGCCGCGGCGGAGACAAGCCCGGCCGTGTTCGACGATGCGCCGGCGGTGGCGCCGGCGACCGCCTGCCCGGTCGGCGTGCCGCCCTGGCCGCCGACGGAGGCCGAGAGGCGCGCCGCTTCACTCGCCGCCTGCATCTTCGTGAGCATCTCGACCCAGGCGGAGAGCAGGTTCTGCAGCACGCCGTACCAGTCGCCTTCGAGCCCAGCGCGGAACGCGCCGGCGATGCTCTGCGCTGCCTGCTCGGTGGCGCGCTCCTCGTCGGCGAAGTACTGCTGGCGATCGGCGCGCATCTGGTCGAGTTGGTCCTCGGTCAGCTCGTCGATCGCGGAGTAGACGACTTCGTAGCTCGCGACTGCGTCCTTCTGCTGCTCGGGGGTCAGCGCGACCGGGGCCGGGAGCGGCGTCACGCTGGTCTCGCCCTGCACGCCGGCGAAGTAACGCGAGGGGAGGCCGATCTCGCCGCCGGTCACGAGGTCGAGCGCGTCCTTGAGCTCCCGCACGGCGGCTTCGGCAGCCTTCGTCTCGCCGGGGAACTTGCGCAGATACGTCTCGACGACGGCCATGCCGTCGGCGTATTTCTTTTGAGCGGCGGCGAGCGGGGAGAAGCCGGCGGCGAGCTGCGCGAAGGCGTCGCGGGCCTCGAGCGCCTCGCGCTCTGACTTCGACAGCGGGGCGTTTGCCGCGGCGAGCTTCTTTGCCTCTTCGGCCGCGGCGGTTTCGCTGGCGGCAAGCTCGCGGAATTGCCCGAAGAGCTCCTCGACGATCCGGCCAGATTCGGCCGAGCGGTGATTGAGGATGTTCAACGAGTTTTCGAGAAATTGGACCTGTGCCGCGGCCTCGGCGATGTCATCCGCCGAACCGATATTGACCTTCCCGCCAGAGCCGGAAAGCGGCTTGCGGTAGCGCTCGAGGTCGGCGCGGGCGCGGGCGAGCTGCGCCTGGATGTCGGCGATCTCGCCGCGGGCCGCGGTCTGGTTGGCGATGGCGCGGTCGAGCTCGGCCTGCGCCAGGTCGACCGTCGCCGCCTTGACGTGTCCCAGGAGCTCGAAGTGCGTCTGCAGGACGGCGTCATAGGACGTCATTGCCGACGAACCGTCGTCGATCGCGTCAACGATCAGCGTCCCCACGGCGAGAGCCAGGCCGGCAGCGGCTGCGGCGACAACCGCGAGCGGTCCGCCGGCGGCGACGGCCGCGGGGCCGATCAGGCGAAGCGCGCCGGCGAGGCCGATCAGCCCTTGCGACGCCTTGAGGACGGCCGCGCCGACGAGCAGGCCCTCGAGGATGCGCCAGTTGTCGGCGAGGAACCGGACGACGGCCGCGGCGCCCTTGATCGCTGTTCCGAGGTCGCGGCCGATGCTGGCGGCGAGCTCCTTGTTCGTCGAGATCCACTCGGTGAGCTCGCGGGTCACGTCTTCCATTGCGTCGAGAAGGCCGCCGCGCCCGACCTCGTCGGCCAAGGCGGCGAGCTGGTCGCGGAGGTTCGACGCGGCGCCGGCGTAGGTCTTCGCCTGCCGGTCCATGCCGCCCGCGAACTTCGTGTTTCCGAGCTCCTCGAGGACGCCGATCACGCTGCCGATGTCCTTCGACACGGTCCGGCTCATATCGCCGAGCGAGAGGGTGATTTGGTCGCCTTCGATCTTCGCCGCGATGCCAAACACCTTGAGGCGCTCGGTCTCGCCGAGGGCCGCGCCGCGAGCGGCCCCGATGATGTCCGTGATGTCTTTCCCCATCGCCGCGGCGACGTTGCCGAGCGAGGTCATGACGCGCACGGTCGGCTCGAAGCCGGTCAGGCGGAGCTGCGTCCATGCCGTCGTGAGGTTCTGCACCTCGAACGGCGTCTCGGCCGCGAATTTCTTGATGATGCCGAAGACGGACTCGGCGCGCGCGGCGCTGCCATAGACCGTCTCGAGCTGCACGCGGAGCTGTTGAAAGCTGCTCGCCGTGTCGAGCGCCTGCTTGCCGATCGCGTAGGCGCTCATTGCGACGCCGAGGAGGCCGATGCCGGCGGCAACCTTGCCGAAGCTGCCGCCGAGTCCCTCGTTCGTCCCCTGCGCCTTCTGCGCCTTCGCCTGGTAGCTGTCGAGGGCCTTCTCGGCGACGAGGACGCCGGAGACGACGCCGGCGGCGTTGACCTCGAGCTTGAGGACGGCGGTCGAGCCGGTCAAGCGGCGACCGCCAGGCGGCGACGCGCCAGGAGGCCGCAGGAGGCACGATCTACCCTCTGCGCGGGCGAGCGCCGCGCCAGGGCTGCGAGATCAGCGCCAGCCGCCGCCAGGCTCGCGGGCGGGGCGCCCGGAGCGGTGGCGGCGGAGGCGGTTTCACGTTTCCGCCGATTCCGGCTCGGCGGGGCCGTGTTCGGTCCCTTCGCTGGCCGTCGCGAGGTCGATCGGCAAAAGGGCGCCTTTCTCGTCGCGACGGTTGAGGAGCGCGTGCTCCGCGTCCAGCGCTCGCAGGAGGGCCTCGAGGTCGCGCCGGTGCCACTCGGCGACGATGCCGCGCTCGTCGAATTCGCGAAACATCGCGCCGCCCGGGATCGCCCCGACGCCGAACTGCCCGAGGGGCCGTTCGGTCCAGAGTCGATCAAACATCCGCAGGACGCCGGCGAGGTAGCCGGGGAGGTGCGGCGGGAGGTGGTGCGGAGCGGCGTTGCCATCGCGAATTGCCTTCTCGACGTTCTCGAGGCTCTCTTTGCTCAGGCGCCCGCGGTGGGTGCGCCAGCGGAGGAACCGACGGAGAAACCCGCCTCCTCCTCGAGCTCGCTCGCGGCGAAGACTTCCTGGCTGTTGCTGAGGCGAAAGATCTGATCGCGGAAGTCGCGGATGTGGACGAGGAACCAGAGGGCGTTGCGGCGGGTGAACGGAATTTCGATCACGCGCGCCGAGCCGTCGGCGTTGTCGATCTCGGGGCCGAGGTCGAGCAGAGGCGCGTACTGCGCGCGCAAGCTGGCGTCGACCTGAATCCCGCGCCAGTCGGCGAGGACGTTGCCGACGCACTGTTCGTTGAGGATCTGCAGGAGCGCGGTGCGAGGGATCTCCTCGTTCGGCTTCCGCTTCGGGTTCATCTTCCGCCAGAGCTTCTCGGCGCGCTCGACCTTCTCGCGCCAGGCGTCCGTCCCGAGGTAGCGCAGGAAGACTTCTCCGCCTGGCTGAATCGGCACCCACAGGCCGGCGTCTTCGATCTCCTGCTGTGCGATGACGGCCCCGAGCGAGAACGCGGGGACCTTGGCGGGCGGTGCGTCGTGCGGCTGTGTTTCCATGCTTGTCTTCTTCTCCGGGGTGCTGGTCGAGGGTGAACGAAAGCCCCCGGCGAGGGCGTGCCGCGCCGGGGGCCAGGGTGCTACGCGGCCGGGGTGATCCGGTCGAACTGGAGTTGCTGCGCGGCGCCGCCCGAGTAGGCGGTGAAGGGCATCTTCATCGTCACGTCGCCGTCGAGCTGCCCGGCTTCGGGCGGGACGCCGCCCGAGTACTTGAACTGCGGCAGCGTCACGATCAGCGTCTTGTCGAGGCTGGCTGAGCTGAGGTTCTGCAGCCGGACGTAGGCGCTCGACTCGGTGAAGTTGAGAACCTTGTTCGCGAGCGTGTGCGAGCTGCCCATGTAGTAGCTGAGCGAGCCCGTGACGTCCTGCACGCCGTAGGCGATGCCGGAGGGCGCCTCGCTGCGCAGCTGCGGGCGGTTGCGCAGGTTGTTCGTGAAGGTGAGATCGAACGCGGTCAGCGTCTCGGCGCAGGTCGCGCCGCCCTCGAAGATCGCGTCGATGTCGGCGCCGGTGTCGTAGGCGTCGTTCGTGTTGACCGCCGTGATGACGCTGGCCGCGGTCGTCGCCGCGTAGGTCGGATACAGCCCCATGAAGTCGGCGTTGAACGTCACGAGCCCGTTGGCGCTCATGCTGATCGACCCCTGCCCGGCGCGCATGCCGGCGAAGAGGTAGAAGTGCGACTGGTCGAGGTGCCCCTGCTCGATCGACAGCGACTTCGCCGTCGTGCCGTTGCGGATCATGCCGTCGTTGCGAAGCGTGACGGTCGCCGGGACGGCATTGGTCGTCAGGTTCTTGTCGACCGACAAGTCGGTGGCGGTTACGGCCGTGATCCGGCAGTAACCCTCGTTCGCCGCGTCGGCGGCTTCGGGGCCGACGTAGAGGTGCATGCCGGCGAGCCAGCCGTCGGAGACGAACGAGCCGGCCGCGCGGTTGATCGTGTCGGCCGTGGTGTCGAACGTGACGCTCACGGTGCCGGTGATCGCGGCCGACCAATCGGAGGCCATGAGGTGCTCGATGATCGTGTCGAGCTGGCCGTAGGCGAGCTCCGCCTCGATCGACCCCTTGCCGTCCTTGCCGGTGCTGTAGAGCTTGCGCCGCATGCGGTCGCTCTGCACCGCCTTGGAAACGGTCGTATTGCGGTTGCCCTGCAGCGAGCCGCCGGTGCGGAGTAGCGTCTCCATCGTCGGCGTTGCGGGGGTGACGCCCCAGGTTACTTCTGGCACAAAGAGCCAGCGGCTGCGATTGCTTTCGCCCATCGTTTTTTCTCCGGTGTCGGGGGCGTTGAGGGGGGCTTACGCCTCGACGAGGCCGGCGCCCTTGGTCGACTTCTCGCGGCGCGCGGCGGCCGTGGCGCGGTGCGCCTCGGCTGCGGCGAGCTCGCGGTGCTCGGGCCCGCCCTCCTCGAAAGGCAGGAGGATCGCGCCGCGCTCGAGCGCCTGGCGGGTGAGCTCATGGGTCAGGCCGGCCACGGTGCCGGCGGCGAAGATCTGGCGCGGAGTCTTGAGGGTCACCCCGTCCGCGCCGAGTCGCGGCGAATGGTCGATGGCGGTTTCGGTCAGGAAGCGGACGAGGGGCATAGGCGGCTCCGGTGGTTTCTGGTCGAAGGTTGCGGGGTGGCCCCCGCAGCGGGGCAACGTCGCGCGCGCTGCGGGGCGTGGGTGGGTCAGTAGATCTGGGTCCAGGGGCCGTTCAGCTCGTTGCCGTTCTGGTCCTGCACGATCGGGTCGCCGGCCGCGTTGCGGTAGAACTCGCGGCAGAGGGTGACGCCACGGACGGGGCCGAGGCGAATGAAGCATGCGTTGGCGTCGGTGACCTCGACCACCGACAGGGCGACCGAGTTGCCGGGGACCTCGCTGGTGATGGCCGCGGTATCGGAGCCGACGCCGCCGCCGGAACCGCGGAGGTCGAAGCCGAAACCAGCGACACGAGCGGCGGGGCGGGCGATGGGGATAGGGGGCATTGCGTGTCTCTCCTTTGGGTTACGAACAGGCTGTCGTGTCGTCGCTGAACAGCACGTAGTTGGTCCCGTTGCAGTAGCAAGGCTTGTGGGTGTCGCTGTCGAAATACATGGTTCCTTCGGCGCCCGAGCAGGTGACAGGCGGCGTAGCGGCTGGGCGCACCATCAGCCCAGCACCGGCCCCCGATGATCCGCCGTCGACCTCAAACACTGTGGCCGCGTAGCGGCCGATGCGCAGATCCTTGGTGGCCGTGTAATCCGTGGTATTCGCCCATGCAACCTTGTCGCGGCTTTCAATGCGTACGACATTGGGGAAGTCGCTAATATCGATCCCGATCGTGGTCCCGTAGTACCACCCGCCGGCCAACTCCATCTGAGTGTCGGAACGCAAAAAGCTACCGTTCGGACGCAGGACGTTGCCGCCGCCAAAGCTGACACTGCCGACCGTCAGCCGGTCCGTCGTCTTGTCGTAGGTCAGCCCCGCATCGCCGGCCGCCGTCCCTGCGTCGTTGAAGGTGACCTGGGTATCGCTGCCGGCCACCCCTCCGCCGCCCGCCGCCGCCTGCCAGCTCGGCAGCGCCGCCGCCCCGTTGCTGGTCAGCACGTAACCCGTGGTCCCAATCCCCGTGCCGCAGCTCTGCACGGCGCCCGTGGTCGTGGTGCCGCCGCAGACCGGCGCGTAGGCCGTCAGCGAGGTAACGCCGGTGCCGCCGCCGGCCACGCCAAGGGTGCTCTGAAGGGCGGTCGCGGTCGCTGCGTTGCCGGTGATGTTGGTCTGGTCGCCGGTGTTCGTGCCGGAAAGGTTGCTGCCGGTGACGGTGCCGCTCGCGGCCACCGACGTCGGGGTGATCGCGCCGAGCGTGAACGTCGCGGCGGGCGTCGTCGTCGCGTTGGCGACCGACGCCGAGACGCCGTTCGCGGTGACGACGGAAAACGTCGTGACGGTGCCGCTGGCGGTCGCCGAGGCCGCCCAGGCGCCGTTGGCGCAGTAGCACGTCACGTCGTAGACACCGGCCCCGGTGGCGCAGTCGCTGGCGGTCGCGCCGTCGGTGACCGCTACGATCTTGGGCGAGGCGTCGACGCAGGCGCCGAGGGTGGCGACCGTGCGGACGGGCGGCACGCGGATGAGCTGCGCGCCGGCGGAGCTCGCGGAGAGGAGCGCCAGGGCGAAGAGGCGAGCGCAGCGGGTCATCGGGCCACCTGTTCGAGCGGGCCGATCGCGAGGTGGTTCGCGTCGGTGGCGACGGCGACACGCTGCGCGACGCCGGTCGCCGGCTCGGTAGCCGTCAAGGCGCCAGCGGTCGACTGGTGCAGCCAGAGCCCGCCCACGGTGAAGCCGTGCGCCGGCGCCTCGAGGAGGCCCGAGAAGGTCGCGACGAAGCGGCCGGAGTCGAGAACCTGCGTCACGAGCGCGTCACAGCGAACCGAGGAGCCGTTCGCGGCGACCTTCGCCCATACGCCGGCGGGGAAGCCGATCGCGTCGAAGAGCGCGAGGCCGTGCGCGGCCTGGTAGATCAATTGGCTATTGCTGATCGGCACGTCGCCCTCGCGGTCCGGCAGTGCGTCGAAGATCCAGGGGCAGAAGACGAGCCACTTGTGCCAGCCGCCGGCCGCGGGGCCGGCATCGCGGGCGTAGCCCTTTTGGCGGAAGCTGAGGCCGCCTGTCTGGTAGCGGTCGAAGAGGTCGACGAGGTCGTCGGCCAGGGCGAGGCCGACGAGGACGCCAGAGGCGGCCGGCACGAAGAGCTCGACGACGACGACGCCGGCGGTGCGGCCGCGCGCCTGCGTCCCGCCGATGCCGACCCACGCGGCGCCGCCGGTGTTGATCGACGGCTTGACCCACGGAGAGGTAGCGACGGTCGCGAGCGGCTTGCCGTTGTACGCCTCCCACGAGATCGCCGTGGCGGTCCACAGGGCGACGAAACGGGCCCGGACGGTGTCGGCTACGAACTGCGTCGCGTTCGTGCTCACTGCAGGCCGCCGAATGCCGCGTTGAAGGCGGCGGCGAGCTGCGCGCCGAGCGCCTGCCACTTGCTGGCGATCGCCTCGACGGTGCCGGCCGGCATCTGCGGCGAGTGCCCGTCGTTGAGGTAGGCCGCATACCCGACGTTGTTGACGATCCAAATGGACTCGCCGAGCTTCGGGTCGACCGCGGCGATGCCGCCGCCGGCCGAGGAGATCGCGGCCACCTTCGCGCCCGCCTTCGCCTTGCGCCCCTTGATCGACGCGGCGAGCTCGGGCGGCGCGAAGGTCGACGGCGAGCCGGAGGTAGCGATCCAGCCCGCGCGGCTGCGCCCGGTGTCGACCGGCCAGGCCGTGACTAGGTCGATGTAAATCCCCGTCGCGACGATGCGTTGCCGACGGACGCCCTCGGCGCGCGCGAGTGCCTTGAATGCGCGAATGCCGTCGGGGACGTTCAACGTTCGACCTCGAGGACGTAGAGCACGGCCACGCCGGCGGGGGTGACGTGCTCGACGTTGCGGATGCGATAGCGGGCCGTCTCGGTGGCGGCGTCGTCGAGGTAGACGAAGTCGTCGGCGACGGGGACGTAAGCGAGGCCGGACGCGGCGACGAGAATCGAGAGCGTCGAGACGGGGCGCCCGCTGGCGTCGCCCTGGTCGCCGCCAGCGGTGCGACGGCCGCCGAATCCGGCCGCCCACTTGTCGGCGACGTAGGTTGCGGCGTAGGTCGAGCCGGGGGCCGCGGTGCCGCCGGTCGCCGGGTCGAAGGCCGAGGCCGGAGCGAAGAGCGCCGCCTCGCCGAACTCCTCGAGGATCTCGAGGACGTCGGCGGCGAGCTCTGCGTAGTCGAAAGAGGCGGCCACCCCGAGAGAATCCTCGGGGGTGGTTTCGTGTCAAGCGGGGGAGGTCAGGAAAGGAGCAGGCGCCGCGGCCACAGGAGCGGCCGGAGCGGGGCCCAAACGGCGGGATACTCGGCGAGCCCGGGGGCGGTGGGCTCGTATTCCTTCTCGATCGGTCCGACCTTGACGCGGCGCACCCGCCCGCCGCGCTGCACTGCGGCGAAGAGGTCGACGCCGGTCAGGACGAGGTAAGCGGCTTCGTAGTCGGCGACGAGCAGGCCGGCCGGGATCGCGTCGGAGTCGAGAGGCCAGCCCTCGACCGTATAGGCGCCGCGGCGCGGCCAGGGGAGCGCCTGCGTCGCCGAGGAGGCGTAGCCGGGCCAGGAGCCGCGGCGGTAGACCTCGCCCACCCACCACGCATTGCCGATGCGGAGCGCCTGCTCTTTGGCCGCCGTCGTGCCGGTCCAGAGCGTGCGACCGCGGGCTGCGTGGTGGGTGTCGGCACCTGCCACGGTGCCGAATGCCTCGGCGCCCGCAACGATGGTGCCGTCCTCGACGATCAGGGCCACGTCTTAGACGTCTCCGCCGTTGATCCAGGTCAGGATGACAGTCCCGGTGACGGAGATCGTGTCATTTGCCGAGCTGTCGGCGTCGGGGACGGCGATGTTGAGCCAGGCATCCTTGGCGGTCGCGGTGCCGTCGAAGACGATCGCGCCGAGAGCCGTCGTGCTGACATTCCGCGCGAGTACCGTGCCACTCGAGAGCGTGAAGGCGGTCGAGGGGACGAGGTCGGCCTCGGTGGTCGTCAGGGCGGCGTTGTCGGTCGCGGTGGTGACGGTGCCGACCGCGGCGACCACGGCGGCGCCGTCGGCGACGCCGCCCGCTCCGGCGGTGAGGGTGAGCGAGAGGTTGCTCGCGACGTGAACGAGGAGGCACTGCGGGAAGTCGTAGAGCTGGATAGAACCGTGGCAGCCGTTCGTTGTCGCGTCGGTCATGGGGACCGAAACGGCGGTGAGGGTGAGCACGGTCTGATGCAGGACGCCGTCGCCGCGTTCCTCGACGGAGATTCCGGCGGCGACGCTGGCGGCCGGAACGAGGCCGACGCCGTAGCCGGTGCGAAGCGGGTTGGCGCCGGTGTTGTTGAGGTCCTGGTTGACCCGCTTGGCGGAGCCGGGGCGGGAGCTGTCGACGGTGTAGCCGGGGGCGTATCGGGTGGTGGTCAAGGCGAGGTGTTACTCCTGGTCGAAGTCGTCGGGGTCCGGGTCGGGCGGCGGCTTGGGCTTGGTCGTCTTCGACTTCGCGGCCTTCGCGGCCTTCGCTGGCGGCTTCGACTTCGCGGCCTTCGCCTTGGCGGAGCGCGGGGCCTTCGGGCTGCCGTCGTCTTCGATCGGGCCGCCCTCGTCGCCGGTGGGCTTGACGCCGACGGGCGGCGAGAAGCTGTAGCGGTCGGGCTGCGTCGCGACGAGCTCGCGGCAGTCGACCGGCCAGCGGAAGAGCTTCTCGCCCGTCTCGAGGTCGTAGACGAACGAGGGGACGTAAGCCTTGCCGGTCCAGCGCTTGAAGTGGTCGGTTCGCATCTGGTCGTCTTCTCCGAAGAGTGAGAGGGGCCGCCCGCCCTGCTGCGCGTTCCTGAGGTAGTCAGTGCGCAGTCAGGGCGGGGCAGGCGCCCTCGTCTTTAGGGGTTCTTCTCGGCGAGGAAGGCCGAGCAGTTGATGCCGGTCGCGATCGTGCCCGCGATGCGCAGGTAGAGGCGGCCGTAGCTGTAGAGGGTGCCGGCGAACTCGTTGCAGACCGGCTGCACGATCCGGCCGCTCGACGCGGTGTCGGCCGAGCTGCCGTTGACGGACGAGTCGCCCAGCTTGATGACGCAGGCGCAGACGTTGCCGCTCGCGAAGGTCGCCGAGTTGCTGAGCTGCCACTCGGCCTCGTACTTCTCGTCACCGGTGGCGACCTCGAGGGCCGTCCAGTCGAAGACGAGCCGGCCCTCGAAATAGCCGAGGCCGAGGTCGAGGATCCGGTCGACGGCGCCGACCTGGCAGGCCGCGGACGCGGCGATCAAGCCGGCGTCCTTGAGCTCGAGCTCGCTGTCGAAGGTGAAGTTGTGGTTGTTCGTCGCCATGTTGATCTGTCTCCTAGCGGGTCAGGGTGAGGGGGTGGGGTCAGGCGTGGCGAGGGCCGCTTACGCGGTCCAAGCGCCATCCTTGATCCCGCGGAGACGGACCGCGGCGCGGCCGTGCTCGAGGGCGATGCCGGCGTACCATTCGATGCGGGTCCGGTAGACCGGGGCCGAGTCGATCTCGCCGAGGTCGACGGCCTCGAGCGGGGCGTTCTGAATGCCCTTGAGCATGCCGGCGCCCAGGGCGAGGACGTAGATCGACGTCCCGACGGCGGAGCCGCCGCCAGGGCAAGCCTCGGTGAAGCCGAGGGGCTCGGTCGAGCCGTTGCCGACGGTGACGATCGGCAGTCCGGCGTAGTTGACGACGCGGCGGCCGAGGCCGTCGAGGGTGTAGGTCACATCGCCGGCGACGGAGCTGTCGCGGGCCGCCCGCGACATACGCCGGGCGAGGGTGCGGTTCATCACGATGACGTTGGCGTTGTCGCAAGCGTCGATCGCTTCGTCGAGCTTCGACAACGTCGCAACGTCGCCGCCCGAGGTCGAGCCCTGGTCGATCAGCTGCGAGCCGGTCAGGCGCACCTGCAGGCCGTCGAACTCGCGCGGGTCGGTGGCGTTGTCGCCCTTGATGAACTTGACGCTCCAGCTGTCGGCGAGGGCCTTGATTTTCATGCCGACGTGCGTCGCCCGGGCGCGGGGGCCCTGCGTGCGGACAATGAACTTGTCGACGTCGAGGTCGCCGCCCATGATGTAGAGTGACTCGGTCAGGGGGTTGATGACGCCCGAGCTCTCGGTGTACGACTCGTTCACGCCGCGGAACGCGACGCCGGGGAGCTCCACCTCGCGGCTGTAGCCGTAGGCGTTGCCCTCGATGTTGTCGAAGGGAATGAGGCTCATGAGGGGCGACTGCTTCGCGAACATCTCGATCACGGCGGTCTGAATCGTGGTGTTCGTCCGGAGCTTGGACGCCTCGATCAGGGTCATCGGCATGGTTCTGGTCCTTCCTTTCCGCCTAGTGCGGCGGGGTCCTTAGGTGGCGCCGAAGGCGTGCGCGAGCTTGTCCTCGGGGGACATGGTCGACGCCGGAGCCCGGGCGGGTGAATTGGCCGGAGGAGTGCCGCTCCCCACGGCCTTTGTGCCGGGGAAAAACGGCTTGAAGTCGTCTTCGCTGGCGCGGGCCGCGACCCAATCGGCAGGGGTCATCGGGTCGCCCGTCTTCGGGTTGTAAAGCACCTTCGCGTCCTTGCCGGGGCCGTCGAAGACGAGCACCTGGCGCTTGCCGTCGGCGCCCTTCTGCGTCCGGATGACGCCGGCCGCAGCGGCGGCGAAATGCCGCTTTCCGCCGGTGACCTTGGCGGCGATCAGGGCCTCGCTGAGCTGCGCTTCGGCGGTCGCGCCGTAGAGCTCGGCCTCGAGGTCGGCGATGATTCGGGCGCTGGCCTCCTGCTCGAGCCGGTGCGCCTCGGCCATTGCCTTGCGGTCGTTGGCCGCGTCGTCGTCCGTCTTCGGCTTCGGGTCGGCTTTCGGAGCTGCCTTGCGGAGCTTCTCGAGCTCGGCCTTGGCCTCGCGGAGCTCGCGCTCCGTCGTTTCCTTCTCGGTCCGTACACGGCCGAGGGTGCGGGCGAGCTTGGTCGGGTCACCTGCGTCTTCGTCCTCGTCGAGCTGCAGGCGCCAGGTATCGCCCTCGGCGTCTTTGACGTAGAACGGGCGGAGAGCCTCGGGAACGTCCTCGAGGGATTGAACGATCAGCTTCGGTTTCACGTCGAGCCCCTGCGGCACTGCCGCGCGCCGGCACTGCCGGCAATGTCCCCAGGCACGCCGCGGCCACCCCGACGGACTCCGTCAGGGCGAGCGGTTGCGGCGCAGCGGGGGAGGTCCACCCCGAGAGAATCCTCGGGGGTGGTTTCGTGTCAAGCGGTCGGGCTGGAGTTGGCCGTGCGGCTGCGCTGGCGGGCCGTGGCGGGCCGCGGGCGGTCGGGCGAATGGGTCAGGCGGGGGGGCGTGGGGGCCGCGGCGTGCTCTCGCTGCCGGTGTCTATGACAGGCAAGTGGTCGACCAGCAGACCGAGCGCCAGGCACCTGTCGACGTATGCCGCCGCCTGGTCGTCGCTCATGGCGGCGAACTCGCGATCGGTAACCGCTGCGGCGCGCTCGAGCGGCCAGGCGGCGATGTGGGCCGGCGCGTCAGTAAATGCGCTCATAGATCAACTGCCCGTCGAATTCGTCCGCTAGCCGCTGCATCGTCCCGTGAGACAGGCGCCAATAGTACTCTCGGGCCAGGGTCCCCGCAGTGTCGTGCGCCATATCGGACAGGCCGGCCGCTAGCAGTCGCTTCCGCAGCCAGCGCAGGGCTGCGGCGCGAGCTTCGCGCTGAGATTCCAAGAACGTCACGACGAGCTCCCGGCCGCTTGGCTGCAGCGCCGATTCGCGAGCCCAGCGCAGTCGATAGAGCACGTGGCGATCGCCTTGCATTCCGACCGCTCGCACCTCGGCCAGACCGTTCGCGGCCCAAAAGTTTACGTCTTGGACAGAGAAGGACCCGCCCGAAGGGTGATTGTGAGTCATCACGCCGCCGGCGTACCGAAGACCCGAAATATCCTCGGGCGGAAAACTGACACGGTTCACTGAGCCACCAGTGTGTTCGCGGATGACGCGCCCGCCAACTGAGTCGACCACGAGGCCGGTCTCTAATGCGTCCTCTCGTATTCGCAGCTCGGCGGCCTCGAGCGTAGAGGAAACCTCCTCGCTCAACCCCGAAAAGCGAGGCGACTGCCGTTTCTCTTGGGACGCGGCTTGTGCGGCGGCATCGGCTGCGGCCTGGTCGGCCGCGAGCTGCGCGGCCTTGGCGATCGCCTCGACCTCGGCCGCCTGCTGAGCGATCACGGCCGCGGCCTTCGCGGCTTCGGCCGCCTGAGCGACCCACACGTCGTTGACGGGGAGGCCCGCGAGGCCGAACGCCTGCGGGTGCATCGCGTAGAGCTGCGCGAGGTTGTAGACCTTGCCCGAGGCGTCGGCGAAGTTGTCGACGGTCAGGCCGCCTGAGCGGAAGAGCTGCCCTTTGGTCGCCCCGAGCACGTCGTCTTGGAAGGCGTGCGGCTGCTTGCGGAGCCAGGTCTCGTAGGTCTCGGAGGCCGGCACCTGCCCATTCATCGAGGCGCGCGTCGAGGGCGATAGCGAGGAGCCGTCGAGGCCGAGCTCCTCCCATGACTTGAGGACGGGGACACGGACGCTGCGGCAATTGTGCACTACAATTCCGCCAGCGATGAACAGTTGGCTTTCGGTCTGGAGGTTGAAGACGTGACCAAGAAATGGTCGGCGCTCGACGCGGACTACATCGTCGAGCAGTACCGGGCAGGAACGAGCGTCCGCGCGATCGGCGAGGCCCTCGGGGTCGGCTTCAAGCCGGTCGCCCGCGTGCTCCTCTCTCGGGGCGTTTCGGTCGAGGATGCGAAGCACCGCGCCGCTCGCGAGCGCGTCGAGGAGCACCGCTCCTGGATCCTCGGTGAATACGCTGCGGGGCGCGGAGTCGGCGGAAGTCGTGGCATCGCCCAGGAGCTCGGCGCCTCCGCTAGCACCGTCGAGGCGCTGCTCGTCGCCTCCGGCGTCGCAATCCGCGGACGGCAGGACGCGATGCGCAAGCGGTGGGGGCGGTCGACGCCGGAGGAGCGCGAGAAGCTGTTCGGTGCCGCCCACGAGGCCAGCCGCGGGAAGCGGCCGAGCGATGCCCGGATGGAGGCTACCGCTCGATGGCGGCAGGCTCATCCCGCCTGGAAGCGGTCCCGATACGAGGTCGAGCTCGCCGCTATGCTCCTCGAGCGCGGCGTCGCGACGGTCCCCCAACTCGCGCTGGGTCGCTACAACGTGGACCTGGCTGCTGCTCCCGTCGCCGTGGAAATCTTCGGGGGCGGTTGGCACTTTGGCGGCGCGCACCGCGCCCGATGCGAAGAACGCTTCCGCTACATCCTGGATGCGGGATGGCAGGTGCTCGCCCTGGTGATCCAGACTCGCCGCTGGCCGCTGACCGCCGCGGTAGCTGACTACGTGGTCGCCCAGGTTCACGAGGCCCGCGGCGAGCCATCCCCCGTCCGTCAGTATCGGGTGGTTTGGGGTGCAGGTGAGTTCGTTACCGCTGGCCGTCTCGATGGTGACGACTTCACCATCGAACCGCCGTTTCGTGGCGCCCGTGACCCGGCCAACGGCCAGTACCAAACCGTCCCCCGGTAAACACTGGTAGTGCGCCGGGGGGATCGGGCCTTCGCCGACCGGGTAGAGGGTGCCGTCGCGCTTCTGGCACAGCGGCGTCGTGCGGCCGTCGAGGGTGGCGAGCCACTTCTCGCCGGCGAGTATGTCAGCGTTGGCGCTGGCGAAGGCGGCGCGGGCCTGGTTCGCAGCGTGCTGCGTCGAGGTGCGAACGATCGTCCGGAGGTGGTTTCGGTTGCCGTGGAAGACGCCGTCCTCGAACGACTGCTCGGGGCTGCCGATGATGCGCCGCATGATCTGCGGCATCGACTGCCCCTCGGCCGCTCCGAGCTGCACGGCGCCGACGACGCGGTCGAAGTGCGACTCGGCGAGGGCCGAGATCTCCTGCGTCATCGTGTGCCCGACCATCGGGAGTTTCTCGACGGCGGAGGCCAGGAGCTCGGGGGCGGGGCGATTCCACGAGAGCTTGACGTCGCCCGGGAGCGCGCCGGCGAGGAGCTTCTCGGAATAGGCCGACTCGAGGCCAGCAAACGCCTTGAGCTCGGAGGTGAGCTCCTGGCCGATCGCCTGGTGCATTCCGAGGTTCGTCTTTCGCAGGGCCTCGAGGAGCGAGGTCAAGCGCTGCGTCGTGACGGGCCCGGGGTCGAAGCCGAGGACGCCGGACTTTGCCAGGCGGGCGGCGATCTGCTTCGCGAGGTCGGCCTGCGAGTTGTTGAGGAGCCCGATCATCCGCCGGACGAGCCCCTCGCTGTAGCGCTCGACGCCGACGGAGTGCCCCGTCAGGGCGTCGAGGATCGCCGCGTTTGCCGTGGGAGGCATAGGCGGGCGCCTACCGCGCGATCGTGGCTGCTACGGGCCGCCGGCGAGGCGGGCGATGGCTCACGACGGCAAGGCCCCGGGGTCCGTCTGCCCGCCGCCGGTCGCGTTGCCAGTCTCGCCTGCGCCGGGGAGGTGGTCGAACGCCGTGCGCTGGCCCGGGGGCGCGCCAAAGCCGGCCATCGCCGCGTCGCTGGCGGCCTTGAGTAGCGCGAGCTCGTCCTCGACCTTCATGTCGTCAGAGAGCAGGCCGCGGCGCCTCCACTCGATCAGGAAACGCTCGTCGCTGATCGCCTTCGCCTTACGCGCCTCGAGGATCTGTTTCGCGTCCTCGCTGGCGCCCTGCACGAGGCCGAAGTCGCGGTTGATCGTGACGCTGCCGCCGTCGGTGAGGCCAACCCACTTGGCGGTGAGGGCGAGGGCGCCCTCGAGGACGTCGACGAGGCCGACGACGAGGCGGTCGAGGGTGCAGCGGCTGTCGGCGGAGTCGATCGCCTTCTCGGTCGCGGTGACGGTGCCCGGGCGAACGAGAAGCGGCAGCATGCCGAGCACGGCCATTTCCTCTTTGATCCGGTCGAGGTCGTCCTGCCCGACTTTGACCGCGGTGCCGGACTGCTCTACCCAGGTCATCCGGCCGGCGGGGTCGCGCGACTCGTAGACGACGGCGGATCCGAGCGCCTTGGGCGTGCCGTCGCCGTCGTCGAAGACGCCCGAGAGGTGCAGGACGGCGCGGCGGGCGAAGCTGACCGCAGCGCGCTGCTCGCTGGTGCCCTGCCAGTGCTCGAGGTTCTTCTCGGCGAGCGGCAGGAGCAGCGGCTCGGCCTGCATAAACCCGGTGCGGTTGAGGTAGTACGTCCGGAACGGGATCTCGTCCCACACCTCGCCGGAGCCGGTCACCATCGGGCCTTCGGCGACGAGGGCCCACGCGCTGTCAGACTTGCGCTGCTCGTAGAGCTCGAAGCGGCCGACGTAGAGGATCCGGACGCGGGCGACGGTCTCCTCTTCGCCCTGGTCGCCGTGAACGGTGGTCGGCTCGTCGAGGCCGATCTCGACCGGCACCTCGGCCCCGTTGACGGTGGCGGAGCGCCACCAGAGGACGGACTCGGCGGCAACCACCTTCCAATACGGCCGGCGGTCGGATTCCGGGCCGTCGGCCTGCATGTCGACGAGGAGGTGCGTCAGGCCGGGCCCGACGAGCCCGTCGGTGAGTAGCTGTTGCGCGACGACGTCGCCGGCGTTGCCCGCGAGGTCGAGGTTCTCCCACCACCCGACCTCGCCGCCTGCTCCGTCCTTCTCCGGCTCGGTGCCGGCGATCTCGGCGGGGACGTCCTTTCCCAGGACGACGGGGCGCCGGAAGACGCGACCGACGAGCCCCTCGACGGCGAGCTTGAATCCGGAGAATAGGAAGGTCAGGGCGAGGCGCCGGGCGTAGCTGCCGGGGTCCTCGAGGTCGAAGCGGGGGGAGTACTCCTCGGCGCGAGCGCGCATCGCGTCGGAGCCGGCGACGAGGTCGCGCTGCAGGAGCGCGGAGCGCCGCATCTTCTCGGCAGCGGCGGAGCGTGCGAAGCGGTCACCCATCCCCAGGAGGATCCCCGGGGGTGGTTTCGTGTCAAGGCCGAGGCATGGGAGTATGGCGGCCATGAGATACGCCGCCGCTTTCTTCGCGCTTTCGCTGTCGCTCGCGTCCGTCGCTGGTGCGGTTCCCCGTCAGACCGCGACTGCCAAGGTAACGGGCCAGCTCGTCGCTATCCACCTGGCGCTCCCCGCCGCGAAAGGCGACGAGGGCGGGTGCCTCCTCGAGGTCGAGGTCGGGTCGGCCGCCCCGCTGCCCGTACTCGTCGACCTGGCGGAGGTTCGCGGCGGCTGCTCGGCGGTCGTTGGCGATCGCCTGCGGATCGGCGCGCGGTTCGACGTCGTCTTCTATCCTGGCGTTGGCGTGCGCTACTCGCTGCGGGCCGTCTCGGTAGCCGTGGCGCCCTAGTCGGAGCCGGCGCGCTGCCGCGCGTGCGCCTCGGTGCCCTTGCCGCGCGGCGGGTTGCGCTGGCGGCCGGTGGGCTCGTTCGGCCGGCCAGGCCAGCACGGGCGCTGCCCGAGGACGGCGAGCTCCTCCTCTGCGCGGCTATAGGCGATGCCGCGGAGGGCGACGACGTCAGGCTCGAGCGCGGCCGTCAGGTCGGGATAGTCGACCGTGTCGAAGAGGAGGCGCCCGAGCTTCCGCGCCTGCCCGGCGTTGAGATAGAGCCGGAAGGGATAGTCGGTGCCGGACTCGTCGTCGATCGGCGAGCGGCGGAGGTCGGCGCGCTCGCGGAGCGCCTCGAGGTCGGCGCGGACGCGGGCCCGGACGACGAGCGCGCCGCGGCGGTGGACGAGGGCGAAGAGGCCGAAGCGGGACACGATCAGCATGGCGGGGCCTTACCTCTTGAGCTGGCGGACGGTGACGGACGAGCGGCCGGAGCCGGTGAGGGCGTAGCGGAGGGCGTCGTAGACGTGATCTTCGGCGTCGCTGTCGACGTCGTCGGGCTTGAGCGGGTCGCGCGGGAGCGTCGGGAGGGTGCGCAGGGCGTGCCGGCAGGTGTCGAAGATCAGGAGGCCCGGTTCTTCCCGCGGCCTTTGCTTCGACGCCTTGAGGCGCTGGCGGACGCGCTCGAGTCCGGCGGCGCGGGAGCCGGGGCCCTTCTCGGCCTCGGTCCAGTTGACCCCGACGCGACGGAAGTCGTCGGCGATGTTCTTGCCGTTCTCGGTGGCGAAGATCGCCGAGTCTGCGGGGCCAGCGTGGACGCGGCCGGCGATGCCGAGGTCTTTCTCGGCGGCGAGGATCTTCCGCCCGACCTCGACGGCAAGCTCGCGGGTGCCTTCGTTGGCCTTGCCGTTCGTGCCGTAGAGCTCGCCGATCAGAACCATGTAGCCCCGGGGGAGGCCAGGGGCGCCCGGGTGCTTTTCGCCGTCGGCGCGCGCCCACCAGAGGCAGGCGTAGGGCTTGGAGCTGCCCCAATCAAACGAGCGTGAGACGCGCCAGGCGCGGGGAATCGGGAAGGGACGGCAGACGACGTGCGGGCCCCAGAGGTCGTCGAGAGCGCCGCCGGCAACGATGTTCCAATCGCCCTCGAGCCAGGCCTTGACGAGGGCCTCGCTGCCGACGTCGAGCAGGCGGAGGGCGTAGGTCGGATCGGAGGTGTAGAGCGCGGGGTTGTCGAGGAGCAGGCTCGGGATGAAGACGCGCATCTGTGCCGTCTTCTCGTCGCGGATCGGGACGAGGGGCGGGGCGGGATCGATGTAACGGGCCTTCACCCAATTGTGCCCGGGGCCGCCGGGGTTGCCGCTGGCGCGGAATCCGACCGGCACGCCATGCGCCGACCGTAGCGTCGCCATGAGGAGGAGGAGCGGTTTCGGCGTCGGCCAGTTGGTGAGCTCCTCGGCGTAAACGCGGGTGTAGGCGTGGCCGAGGTAGGAGCCGGCGGCCGTCTCGTCCCACAGGTGCCGGAAGCGGAGGACGGCGCCCTCTTTCGAGGTCCAGAAGTTTTTGCCGGCGTTCCACTGCCAGCCGGCCGGTCCATAGAGCTGTTGCGAGCGGGCGATGATGTCCTCGAGCTGTATACCTTCGCGCCGGACCATGATGCCGCGGGCCTTGCTGCCGTAGGTCATCGCGTGGCCGTACCATTCGCCGAGCAGGCCGTCGGATTTGCCGCCGCCTCGAGCGCCGCCGAAGAAGATCTCGGGCACGGGGCACTGGCAGAGGAGCGTTTGCGGGCCCGGCTGAGGAACCCACAGCGGCGGGTCGAGCGGTGGCGCTACTTTGCCGGCGAGGGTGCCGGCCTGGCCTTGCGGGCGAGGTCGGCGAGGCGTTGCCATTCTTCGAGCTCCAGTTGAGCGGGGACGACGAAGGCGACGGACGCGGCGGGGAGGTCTTTGCCGTCCTTGCCGGTGACCTCGACGCGGGAGCCCCAGCCACGAGCGCGGGCGGTGGCCGACTTGCTGAGGTACAGGTCGATCGCGCGGACGTCGCCGGCGTTGATCGCGCTGGCGAGCTTGATCTCGGCGGCGTCGCACAGCGCTTCCCGCTCGGCCTCGAGCGTCTCGGCGATCGCGGGGTATTCGGCGAGGTAGACGTCGATCGTGCGTGGCGAGCAGCCGAGGGCGCGGGCGGCGGCCGACTTGAACCCGCGGGCGGCGCGAAGTGCGTCGATCATCTGCTCGGGGGTGAACTTGCGCTCCCCGGTGCGATCGGGCGGCGTTGGCGGCTTGGGCGACGCCGGCGGGGCCTTCTGGTCGGCCTTTGGCTTGGCGTGAACCTGCGCGCGGCCTCCGGCCTTCGGTCGGGCGGCCACGGTCAGACCTCGCCCGCGCGCGTGGGGCCGGCGGTTTCGGCGGTTTCGGCGGCCTTCGCCGGAAAGAGGATCCGGTCGCGGATCGTCTCGGCGATCGCGCGCATCATGAGCGGGGGGACGCTGTTGCCGAGACGCGCCCAGCGGTCGGCGAACTTGCCGGCCATGCGGAAGTCGTCGGGGAAGCTGCAGAGGCGGCGCAGCTCGGCGATGGTGAAGCGTCGCGGCTCGTGCGGGTGCGCCATCCCGTGGGCGGTCGCGACCCCGTCCTCGTTCACGTTGCCGGCGTAGCCCGCGACGGTGAACGCCGGGGCGTCGACGCCGGAGCGCTTCGACGAGAAGTTGACCGGGTGCGAGCTGCCGACCTTCGTTTCGCCCCACGCCCGAGCTGCCGACTTGCCGAGGGCGATCAGCTCGCGGTCGACCTCGTCGAGGCCGGGGAGCTCGCAGGCGCCGCGGGTCTGGTAGTGAATGGCCTTGCCGTTGCCCACGGTGACGGTGGGGCAGGCGTCGTGCCCGAACTCGCGGTTGACCGCACCTCGAGCGCTGCCCGTGTCATGGATCGCGACGGCGCCGGCTACGCGATCCCCGGCCCCGCCAGTCGGCCCGAAGGCGAGGACGGTCGGCGAAGGCGACGATCCCGCGGGGACCATCGTGCTTGACGGATCGCGTCCAGAGGCGACCCAGTCCGCCAGGGCGGGCGCGACGCTGTGCCTCCCGATCCACGGCAGCGCGTCGGCCACCGAGTAGAACCACGGGTTGGGCGTCGGGTAGACGGGGGCGAAGCCGAGGGCGGCGAGGTCGTTGCGCACGCCGAGGAAGATCACGCGCTGCCGCGCCTGCGGGACGCCGAGCCACTGCGCGTTGACGACGGCCGCGGCGACCTTGTAGCCGCACGCCTTGAGGTCGGCGAGGGTGCGGAGGAATGCGCCTTTGCTGACCCCCTTGACCATGCCCGTCACGTTCTCGGCGACGAAGACGCGGGGCTGCAGTCCGTCGACGAGGCGGACGTATTCGGCGAAGAGGTTGTCGGAGCGCTGCGTCGTGCCGTCGCCGTGGGCGATGCTCTTGCCCCACCCCTTCTGCTTCTTGCCGGCGGTCGAGAACGACTGGCACGGCGGGGAGCCGTCGAAGAGGTCGAGCTCGCCGCGCTCGAGGCCGGTTACGGCGAGGATCTCCTCGGGGAGGATGGTTCGGATGTCTCGGGGGTCGAGGATCGTCGACGGGGCGTTGAGCGCGTAGGTCGCTTGGGCGTTCGGCTCGAACTCGTTGGCCCACACGACGGTGTAGCCGGCGAGGCGGTAGCCGAGGCAAGAGCCGCCGGCGCCGGAGAACGTCGACGCGACCTTAAGGCCGGAGCGCCCCTCGGCGGCGAGCACGTCAGCCATGAGGAGCGGCCGGTATGGTGGCTTGCGCGGGGTCATAGCGGGGGCCGCGGGTTGCCGCTCCACTCGTACTGGCAGGCGGGGCAGCAGAAGTCGGTGGCGAGCTCGTCGAAGGTCGGGAAGTCTGGCGGCGCGGGGCGGCCGATGCCCTCGAGTCCGAGGTCGCCGAGCTCCGAGAGGGTGAACTCGGCGAGGAGCTTCGTCGTGTCCCACTCGCCGCCCACGTTGAGACGGAGGTTGAGCTCGCGCTCGCGGTCGAGGGGGAGGTCGACGTAGACGACGCCGGGGGAGCCGTCGGGCCGGTTGGGGACGGTCTTCGTTCCGCTGGCGGTGAGCTGCCGCCAGCGCTGCTCGCCGCCGACGATCCGCCCCTCGCGGCCGGGGTGCCGGTTGATGACAAGCGGTTGCAGGAAGCCGAACGCGGCGATGCTGTCGCCGAGCCCCTGCGCGGCCTTCGCCTTGATCGTGCGCGGGTTGTATTCGACGGGGACGAGGTCGGCCAGGCGGACGGGGGCGGCGGTCACGACTTGGGCGCTCCGTTCCACTCGTGCCGGCAGGTGGGGCACCTGTATTGCTTCTCGGCGGCGATCGTCTCGCGCGCGTCGCCAGAGCCGGCGCCGAGCTTCGCTGGCCGTCCGTCGTCTTCGTCCTCGTCGCTGCCGCCAGTCGCGGGGAGGTCGTCCGGCACGGCAGGGAGGTCGAGGCCAACGGACGCGACGAGCGCGGGGTCGAAGTCACGGGCGAGCGCCTCGAGGTCCCACGTCCCGCCGATGTTGAGCCGGAGGTTGAGCTGCCGCTCTTCCGGCTCGGCCAGGTCGACGAGGACGATGCCGGGGGAGCCGTCGGCCAGGTCGGGGACGTGCTCGGCGCCAAGGTCGACGAGGGCTTGCCAGCGCTGCGCGCCGCCTACGATGCGACCCTCGCGCCCGGGGTGGACGTTGACGACGAGCGGCTGCAGGAAGCCGAATCCGTCTACGCTGTCGCGCAAGCCGGCGGCGGCGCGGTCGGTGATCTTGCGCGGGTTGTACTCGACCGGCACGAGGTCAGCGACGCGCCACGGTCCCATGCCGCGGAAGCCAGACCCGTCACTCAACGCGGACCTCATGGGGCTGGCTCAACGGGGGGCCTCGTTTCTGCGGGTGGTCGGGCGCCGCCATTCGAGCGCGGCGGCGGCCTGTTCGGGGTTGGCGAGGAGCGAGGCCGCGGCGAGGATCGCGGACGCTGCGCGGGCGGCTTCGGGCCAGTCGCGCCGGGCGAGGGCGCGGTCGAGCTCGAGCGACGCCTCGAGGGCGTCGTCGCGGAGCTCTGCGCGGGGCCGTGGCAGGCCGACGTAGCCCTCGATCCGTAGGCGCAGGCTCGCCATAGGGTCGGGGTTCTCGCGTGGTAGGGCGGCCTCCTGTGGCTCGCTGGCGGGGGCGCGGTTCACGACGGCTTGCGCTCCACTGAACCAGCGAGGGCGAGCAGGCCGGCGACGCCCGCGGCGATCCGCCGGCGTCGTGCCCTGGCGACCGCGGCGACGGCCTGGTCGAGTGGGGCGTTCTCCGGCGGTGGCGCCTCGCCGTCGGCGAAGGCGTTGAGGCCGGCAGCGAGGCCGTCGAGCTTCCTGGCGACTGCGGCGACGGCCTTGTTGAGCGGGGCGGCTTCGTCGTAGACCTGCAGCGGTGCCGGCTGCGGCTGCGTAAAGGCGTCGAGGGCGGCTTCGGCGGCGTCCCTCGACGTAGTGCGCTTCGGGCGCCCTTTGCCGGCCGCGTGCGCCGCCTTGCGCACCTTCGCCCGTGCGCGCTTCGCCGCCTTCTCGGCCTTCGCCTTCTCGGCGCGGGTCGGGCCCGGTGGCTGGGCGTTGCGCCGGCGGAGCTCCTCGCGGAGCTCTTCGCGCCGGCGGACCTTCGCCGCGGCGATCATGCGCCGATCGTGGGCGGTCAGCGAGGCGTCGGCCTCCCGCTTGTCGAGCTCGCGCCTCCTGGCGTCCTGCTCGTCGTGGATCGCCTGCGGGACGGCAAGAGTTTCGGGGTTCACGAGGCCGCCGAAACCGGGGCCGCGGCCACGCCGCGGAGGATGAACGTCGCGAGCTCGTCGTCGGGCGTGTCGCGCATCGCCTCGGCCAGGGTGGCGGCCTCGAGCATGCGGTTAGCGATCAGGCGAACGCGGTCGAGGGCGACGATGCCGCGCGGCTCGCCCTGCGTTGCCCCGTGGAAGGCGACGGCGGCGCAGGGGGCGGAGCCGTCCTCGAGCGAGTTGTGCGAGCGGGCGACGCGGAAGCCGAAGCCGGCCGCGAACTCGACCTCGACGCGGGCCTCGCCGGTACGCTGGTCGAGGTGCGAGACGATGACGGCGCCGTCGGCCGGCCAGGGGGAGGCGGGGGCCGTGGCGGGAACCGGCACCGGTCTGCACTCGCCGATGGTGCCGATGAGCGCGGCGGCATCGAGGCGCTCGACCACCACGAGGAGGCGGTCGCGGTCTGCCCGCACGGCCGAGTGCTCGCTGCTGAGGGCGTCGTATCGCTCGCGGGCGACCTCGGCGCCGCGCCGCGCCTGGTCGAGCAGGCGCTCGGCCTCGAGCTTCTCGCCCCGCGCCACGCCGGCGCGAGTGTCGGCCGCCTCGTCGCGCCTGAGGGCGGCGGTCGCGTCCTTCTGCGCGTTGTCGGCGCTGTCGAGCGCCTCGCGCAGCTTACCCTCGAGCGCGAGCTCGCTCGCCCGCGGTGTCTGGCCGTTGCCGCCGATCCGTAGAGCGTGCTCGGTTGCTGCCATCTTCTCGACGGCCCGGAGCGACTCCAGCCCAGCGGCGTAGGTCGCGCCGTATTCGGCGGTGCTGAGCTCGGGCCGGGGGCGGAGGCCGGACGTATCGGCGACGACGACAGGGGCGACGGCTTCGGCGGCGACCTCGGCCTGCGCCGCGGCGAGCTCCTGGTCGGCGCGCTCGGCGACGCGCTGCTGATAGGCGGCCTCCGCGCGGTCGGCGTTCGTGCCTGCGTTGCGCTTGGCCCTGGCCTCGCGGATCGCCGCGTCTCGGGCGCGCTGCTTCGTTAGCGCGTCGAGCGCCGCGGCGCGGATCGGGTCCGGTGCCGTGGGCGGCGGTCCCTTGACGGGCTCTGGCGCGGGAGCGGCGGCGAGGTCTCGGCGCTTCGGCGGGAGCGTCGCCGGGCGGGCGAGCGGCTTGCCGCGGAGGTCTTTGATCTGGCAGAGCGGGTCGACGGGGCTCAATCGCCATCCTCCCGCCACAACATCGCGACCAGGAGGCCGACGAAGAGCGCGATGGCGAGCCAGAGCGGCGCGAGGGCCAGCCACCACGAGCAGGCGATCACGCCAACGCCCTTCGCTGCGGCGAGAACGAGCGTCAAGACGAAGAGGGCGGGGAAGATCAGCCCGAGCGGGTCGACGTGGCGCGGGCTATCCGGCGTCACGGCGTGCCGCCGATCTCGAGCTGAGGGCCGGTGGCGAAGGCGGCGAGGATGCGCGCTTGCACGATCGCGCCGACGTGGCCGAGGGTGGCCGCGGCGGCGGCGTCGCGGGCTGCGTCGCGGACAAAGGCGCGGATCTCGGAGAGCGGGACGGAGGGGCAGCGGGCGTGCGCGGCGGCACACTCGGCGGCGACTTCCGGGGGGAGGTCGACGGAGATCAGGCCAGAGCGGCGGGTCTTTTCGACAGCGGCGGAGCTTGCGGACTTCATTGCGGGGCGGCCTCCCGAGCCAGGCCGGAGGACGCCTCCGGGCCGGTCGACGGCCATGTTACGGGGGCGGCAGAAACCAATTCGCCATCTGTGAATCGGCCCTAGAATCGAGGCATGGAATCCCCTCTGCCGCCCGCCGAAGGTCCCGAGCTTGTCGAGCTGATCGCACTCCTTGAGGCGCGAGGCGACGAGCTGTCTATGGTCGCCGCCCGCCGCCTCGCGAAGTTTCACGAGGCGTTCGTCTCCCTGGTCGAGGCGCAAGCGCGCATCCTCGGCGAGAAGGCGGCCGAGCAGCGCCGGCGCGAGCAGCTCGAGCGGGTGCTCGCGGCGTTCCTGTCGGTCGAGAGGGCGAGGAAGGCGGCGGAGGAGGCGGCCAAGGCCGTAGCGCTCCGCCCGGCAAAGGTGCGCGACCGGCTCGGCAACGCGCTGCCGTTCCGGCCGCCGGTCAAGCGGAAGCGGTAGGCGCGGCGCGCTTCGCCGCTCGTTTCGTGTCGGCGATGTAAGCGCGGATCGCGCGGGCGCCGGCGGGGCTGTTGGCGAAGCGAAGCGCCCAGCCTATCCACTCGTTGAGCTCCTGGTCGGCGATCTGCGCCACGGCCGTCAGGCTGGCGGCGGCGCTTTCGCCGAGGACGAGCCGTACCTCGATGACGTCCCCGCCGAGCCTGTCTTCGATTCGCCGCTCACCCACCTTGCCCCTCACGGGGCGGCTCCGGCGGGCTGGGCGAGATAGGCGCGGCAGCGCGGGCAGTCGTCCAGGAAAGTCATCTTCCGGGTCATCCAGGCGCCAGGACGAGGCTCGTAGCCACAGACAGCCACCCATGGCCGCGACTCGCGGAACACGTGCTCCAGGTTGCCGGCCATGGATGCGGCGCGAAAGAAACCATCAGGTATCGCCTCCTTCGCGCTCACGATCCCGCCTCCACCGGCACGAACGGCCCACTGTGGTCACCGGCAACGCGCACCACCTCCCCGCACCCCTCGCACCACCAGCGCTGCGGGGCCGGTGCGTCCCTCATCTCCGCGTGCGCCTCGCGGTCGTAGTTGGTGTAGCCCGTGTCGGCACCATGCCCGGCCGCCGGGGCCGGTGCGGGCTCGACCATTGCGAGCGAGTCCTCGGTATGGTCGGGCGCGACCACCTCGCGGGGCTCCTCAGCGGGGGCAACTGTCAAGGATTCCTTGACGGTTGGGGCGGCGGCGGGGGCGGGTGGCGTCGGCGGCTTCGGTTGACGCGGCCTGCCCGGCGGTAAAATGTCGCCGTCTGCGTCGAACTCCTGGTCGGGGCAGGCTGCCAGAACTCCGGCATGCGCCGCAGAGAACGCGTGAACGGCCGACCTCGCGTCGATGTAGCGGTTCGCCATTTCGCCGGTCGTCTCCCTGGCATCCCTGCCGGCCCGGACAAATCGAGCCGCCTCTTCCTTCGCCCACCAACTAACCGCGTACCGCTCCGCCGCCTCGGCCTTGGGCCGCAGCGCGGCCCGCTCGGCATCCAGGGCGGCAGCGGCGATAGAGATGGCGTCGACGTCCGCTTGCCGGTCGGCCAGCTCGGCCTCCAGGGTGGCGATGCGCTGGTGGCCGAGATCCGACCCTGAGCGCCACGCCGATACCTCCGCCTCCAGCTCCCTGATCCGCTCGTTCGCGGCGGCGAGGAGCGGGTTGGGGGCGCGGGCGTTCCAGCGCTCGGCGGCATCGTAGAGACTCTCGTCAAAGACTTCGGGTCCCACGGGACACTTGTCCCGTGAGCACCCGATCATCCTGGATCCCACTCGCGAGCCAGGATGACTGGCGACTACGCGAGCGGAAGACCCGCAGAACGGGCACGGCAACAGTATCGGCTCACCCACGGCCCACCTCCTCGTCGTTGAGCAGGCGTCGCAGATCAGCCGCCAGCAGCGGGTAGTCCGCCTCGCAGGCGACGGCGTAGGCCAGTAGCGCCGGCCTGGCGAACGGATCGTGCGTCAGGTCGAGCACGTAGTAGCGGCACCCGTCGTGCTTGCCGCCCGGCTCGCTACTGCCGTCGGTGCGCTCGACGGCGAACTTGTCGTAGAGCCCTCGCGTCTCGTCACCCATGGCTCGCCTCCGGCAGGGCGGCCGCGAGGAGGCTGGATTCGATGGCATTCGTGACGCTGATCGCCGCCTTAAATGCGCCCCCGACCGACGACCCTAACGTCTCGTCCTCCGCCCGCTTCGCTGCCTGCCACTCGCGCACCAGCCCCGCGACCTCCCGCAGCGCCGCCACCTCGGCATCCAACCCCGCGATTTGCTCGCAGAGCCTTGTGTTCAGGTCGCTCCCTCGGCAGCCATCCTCCAGAAGCTCCTTGGCGCGAGACTGCCACTCGGCCACCTCCGCCTCCAGCTCCCTGACCCGCTCGTCGCGGGCCGCGAGGGTGGCGGCCAGCAGCACCACCTCACGAGCCGTCCATGCCTCCGGCCGCGCCCTGAGGTCCGACTCCTTGTCGTACTCGACCGACCCGACGTGGTTCTTGTTGGCGTCGATCGCAATGACCACGCGGCACCGCGCGTCATCGCATGGACGCTCTCGCCACGGCCCTACGTAGACCCGCTGTCCGTTGTCACCCACGGTCCACCTCCGGAATGACGGCCGCGAGGAGGCGGGCCTCGATGGCCTGGCGAGCGATCTTGGCGTCCTCGAACACGATGTACGGGGTGGCGGAGTTGCGGTAATCCGTGTCGGCGCGGTGCTCGATGTCCTTCGCCGCCTGCCACTCGCGCACCAACGACGCCACCTCCCGCAGCGCCGCCACCTCGGCCCGCGCCTCGGCGAGCTCCGACTCGGTGTCAGCGTGGCGCCGTGCCTCTTCGTGGTAGGCGGCGCCCAGCTCGCAGCGCCGCTGCGTCTCGGCCTCCAGTAGCTTCTTGGCCTCGGCCCGCGCCTCGGCGAGGTCGGCGGCGAGAAACAACACCGCGTCGCGCGCCGGATTGGCCAGCAACCGGTGCCGCCTCCGTTCCCAGTTGTCGTACAGCCACACTTCGTAGTCTGGCCACCCAAACACGCCGAGGCCGCCGCACCGCGCCTCCACCTCGATCTTGCTGCGGGGGTGGTCCGGCGTCACCGCCACCCCGTTCGCCAGCCGCGCCGTCTCCTCGGGGGTTCTCATCGCGCACCGCTGGTCGGGGCGGGGGTGGTCATGCTCGCCCCGTGCGCTCGTCGAGGCGCTGCGCGAGGACGCGGTCGACGTCGGCGGCTTCCGCGCGGTGGGCGTGGATCTGCTCGGCGAGGAACTCGAGCCAGCGCCGGGGGACCGGCGCCTCGCCGAGGGCGTAGCGGCGGACGTTGCGCGAGCTCTTGATGCCGATGGCTCGCCCGATGGCGAGCTGCCATTGCGCGCCGTAGCAGACGGTCGCGGCGATCCACAGGAGCTGGTGATCGACGGGGAGGGCGGCGACGGCGTCGGCGCGCTCCTGGCCGAGGACGCCGACGGCGAGGCGGCGGCGCTCGGCCGCCTTCGCCTCTTCGCGCCGGAGGTCGCGGGCGACCGCTGCGTCGCTGGCGCGGGTCACGATGCGGCCTCGATCGCGTGGACCGGGTAGCCGAGCGGGTGAGAGAGTTGTATCCACTGAAAATCTCCGATTTCGTTGCCGTTGTTCGCCATAAGCAGAATATAGCCTAGTTCTAGGCCGGTGTAAAGCGCTGGCCCTCGACGGCCGCGATCACGGCCGCGGGGTCGAACTTGGCGACGATGCGGAACGAGCGCCGGCGCTCGAGGCGGCCGTCGGGGTGGGTGAGCTCCTCGAGCGTCGGGACGACGGCGACGACGTCGCCGGTCGGGCCGCCGAGGGAGCCAAAGAGCGGCACCGTGCCGCCTTCTGGCGCCGATCGGCGGGTGAGGACGAGACGCACGCGCCCACCTCGGCGGACGATCCGCCGGCAGCCCTCGAGGGCGCGCGCGAGGGCTGCCGCGGCGCGCTCCTGGCCGCTCACCGGGCGACCTCGGCCGGCTTGGCCGTGACGTAGTAGCCGCTGCCATCCTCGTCCCACTCAACGGTGTACCCGGCAGCGCGCGCGAGGTCTGCGGCCTCGTCGTCGGTGTACCTGCCACACTCGTCGCACGCCTGCACGTCGCCGAGGTCGTCGGGGTCTCCTTCGCCTTCGTTGAACACGGCCCAGCCGGGGCAGTCGGGGCCACAGGGCGCGGCGCCAGCAATGACGACGTGCGCCCACACCTGGTGCGCTTCCGTGTAGACCTCGCGGAGGATGCGCAGGGCGTGCTCGTTCTGGTCCTCGTTCCACTCGACGTTTTCGCCTCTTACGATCGCCCCGAGGAGATAGGCGAGGTCCATCGCGAGCGGCAGCTCGTTGAGCGTCTCGGTTTCGGCCATAAACGACTCGTAGACGTCGACGGCAAGGGCGCATCGCGCGGCGCGATTGATGGCTGCTCGGTTCATGCTGGCTTCCTTTCGGGTGCGGGCGGGATGGTGACGGCGAAGGCGAGGCGGCCGAGGGTCGAGCCGCGGCGCTTCGACGAGAAGGCGCGGACGGCGGTCATGCCGGGATGCGCGAGGATGTTGAGGGCGAGCCGGCGAGCGTCGGCCGTCGAGCAGCGGGTCTGCTCAACCCAGCGCCAGCTATCGTGGACGGCTTGCGAGGTCAGGACGGAGCCGTCGGCCACCTCGGGGGCGCCGGCGTGCTCGCTGGCGTAGAAGTCGAAGTAGGGCATTTACGCCACCGCCTGCGAGGTCAGGACGGAGCCGTAGAGCTGGCGGCGATTCGAGACGAGGCCGCGGGCGAGGCAGCGGGACGCCTCGACGTCGCCGTCGAGGGTCGCGGCCAGGACGCCGCCGAGCAGAATCAGCGCCGATTCGTTGGGGGCCGAGCCGGGCCACTTGCGCAGCTTGGCGTCGACGTAGCAGGAACGGAAGAGCTCGCGGCGGTTCATGCTGGCTTCCTTTCGGGTGCGGATGCTGGTTTATCCGTAAACGACGTCGCCGAGCGTCGCGAGCTGCAGGATGACGTCGGCCGTTTCGGCGTCGGCGTTGTCGTTGAGGACGTCGCCGAGGTGACGCCGCGCGCTCGGGAATGGCGGCGGGTTGGTCGCGAGCTTGGCGATGCCTGCCGCCATGCGTTCGGCATTGACGTGGAAGACGCGCGGCGGGTCGGCCGGCTCGCCGTCCTCGTCGTACTCGGTGACGTCGTAGGCGATCGGCGAATCGTCGCCGTCGGCGCGAGCCGTGACCTTGAACGCGGCCCAGTAGTTTGACCCGCCTTCGGCGGCGCAGATGAGGAGGTCGACGAGGGTCTGCCGCGAGAAGTAGACCGGCACCGTGAGCATGAGCGGGGCGAGGTAGTCGCCGCCGTCGCCGGGCGAGCGTGCGAGGTAGATGCCGGAGTCATTCATCGGGGAGCTCCTGTCAGGTCGAGAAGGTTGTCGAGGTCGGCGGACGGTTGGGCGGGAGCGAGGGCGGCGGCGGCGGCGCGCTTGGCGTCGGCGGAGAGGCACGCTCGGAGGTCGGCGAGGGCGTAGCGGGACGGCTGCCAGTGCGGGCCGTTGCTGGCGCCCTCGAGGTGGTCGGCGATGACGCGGGCGGCCGCGGTCATGGCGGAGCGCTCGAGCTCGGTCACGCGGCGACCCACCGGGAAAGAATGGCTGCGGCCTCGTCGCGAGCGTTGCCGCGGCGCTCTGCGGACTCGCGAGGGCTGGCGGCGCGCCTGAGATCTTCTGCCGCTCCCCTGGCGGCGCCGATCGCGAACAACGCAAAGGGAGCGCCGTATCGCGAGCTCGCCCACGCGAACAACCGGTAGTGCTCGCGCTCTAAGCCGCGAACCCGCGTGCGGTCGGGGCGTGGTTTGGCGACGGTGATTTTCTCCAGCGGGGTGAGGGGGAGGACGGTTACGGCGAAAATCCACGGGTGGGTGGGGGCGGACTCGGCGAGCTCCTGGCGGTGCTCGGTGCAGAGGTACTGCGAGAACTTGCCGCCGGCGGTGCGCTCGATGGTGGCGCAGACGGTGGCGCGGGTGCGGCACGCGCCGGCCGCGCACCACTGGTGCCCGGTGACGGTCGGCGACGTGCGGCGGGCGGAGGCGTTCACTTGGCGCCGCCGGCGATCGCGCAGGCCTTGGCGATCGCGTCGGCGTCGCGGCCAGCGGGGAAGGAAATCAGGGCCGAGCAGACCTCGCCGGAATCGAGGTCGACGAGCCGGACCGTCGCGCCGCCGCGGTGGTCGCGGTGAACCTGCGCCTCGGTCTGCTCGTCGGCGTTCGTGAAGGTCGCCAGCCGTTCGGGGGTCACTTGCCGCCGCCGTTCTGCAGGAAGTCGAGCGCGTTGTCGAGGGTCTGGTTCACGACGGCGAGGTCGCCGACGAAGCCCCAATCGGCCGGCTTCGCGACGTGCCGGGCCGCGTGGTGGGCGACGGCGCGCTGCAGGCGCGAGATCTTCTCGGCGACCGCCTTCGCGTTGCGGACGTAGGCGGCGGCGGCCGTCTCGGCGGAGCCGGTCACGCTGCCACCGCCGCGAGCCACCGCTCGGAGAGCTGCTCAAACTCCAGGGCTTCGGCGATGTCGCCGTCTAGACGAGCGGCGATAGCGCGCGCGCGGCGGAGGGATGCTTTCCGTTCGGGCGAGAAGAGCGGCAGCGCGAGCCCGTATTCGCGGGCTCCGTCGTAGTCGCCGACCGCGGCGAAGTCATCGAGGGTCGCGGCGAGGGTCGCGCGGTTCACCGGGCCCACCCTTCGGCGGCCTGGCCGGCGCGCGCGACCGTCATCGCGGGGTCGACCAGGTAGTCCTCGACGGGGTGCTCGGCGAGCTCGCGGTCGAGGGCGGGGAGCGTCGCCGCGTGGTTCGTGTTGCCGAGGTAGACGAGGCCGCCGTCGGCGTGGATCCCGGCCAGTTCGCCGTTCGGGTGGATCCAGCAACGGCCGGAGAGGATCGCCGCGACGATATGCGGGAAGGCCGAGCGGTCGGGGCGGTGGGCGACGGGGGAGGTCTGCGGGTCGTTCGGTTCTGCGAAGCGCATCGAGGTGCCTCTCGGTTGCTGTCGGCCGGCGGCGTGCCGTTCGACTGATAGGATTATAGCCTAAGACTAGGCCCGCGTCTGCTGTTTTCTGCGGAATCTTTTATTTCCTGCGATCTACGGGCTGAGGACGCGCCATAGGTCGGCGCGCTCGACCGCTTGGGCGCTCGGGGCGTCGCGCGGCCAGGCGATGCCGGCGAGCCTCGGGCCGGCTCGGGCCGCCGGCGAGGTCGAAGTCGTCGACGCGCAAGCGCACCGGCGGCCGGGGCGGCTGCTCGGCCTTGTAGCTCGGGCCGGCCGCCTGGAGCAGCTCGCGCTCGGCCTGCAGCTCGTCGTCGCGCGTCACCCGCCCACCTGCCGGCGGCGAAGGTTCACGGCCGCGCGGAGGGTGGCGAGGAACTCGGGGCCAGTGCAGTCGGTGCCGGGGACGTAGAGCCCGAGCCAACCGTCGAGGGCGGCGGCGTTGTGCTTGCGGAGATCCTCGGCCATGCCAGCGCCGCGGTTGTGCCGGCCGTTGCTGTGCGTCCCGCCGTGGATCTCGACGTAGATCCGGAGCTCGAACTCGGCGAAGTCGAGGCGCCAGTCGCGCGTGTTCGGTCCCTTCGGCGTGCCTGGTGGGCGGGCGAAGCGGTACTCGCGCACCCAGCCGACGAAGCCGTGCGCGAGCAGGAAGAGGGCGAACGCCTCCTCGTAGACTGAGCCGGGGGCGGGCGGGTCACCTTTGCGGCGGCGCTTGCGGGGCGGCTTGCCGGCGACGAGGGCGGGGCGAGCGAGCGAGAGGGGGAGGCGGCCGACGGAGGCGCCGCGGGCGAGGAGGGCGCGGCCCTCTGCCGTCGAGAGGGTCGCGCCGGAGCTCATGCTGCCGCTCGCGCGAGGTAGCCGGCCAGGCGGTCGGCGAAGTCGGTCGGCTTCGGGGCGGACCTCGCGGCGGCGACGATCTCGGCGTGCGCCTTGCGGTTGCGCCAGACGAGGCCGTCCTCGACGATCCAACGGCCGACGGTGCCGAGCGGGACGCCGGTAGCGGCAGCGATCGCGGCGTGAGGCGTGCGGAGCTCGGCCAGTCGGCGGACCTCGGCGCGCTGCTCCTGCGGCCGGCCGCGGAGGTTGCCGCCGGGGTGCCACGTGCGGCTGGCGGCCATCGCCTCGCGCGGGGTGCGGAGCTTGCCGCCGGCGAGGACGGCGAGACGGACCCACCCGGCGTTGACGGGGGCGCCGGTTTCCTCGCTGAGGACGGCGGCGACCTCGTCGAGCGAGAGCGGGCGCAGGTAGAGCTCGACGGCGCGAGCGGCGACGGACGGGTCGCGTCGGCGGAGCACGCGCCGCGGACGGGCGAGGCCGGCGCGGTCGAGGAGGCGTGTCGCGTAGGCCCGGGATATCTTCCGGCCGAGGCGGGCTGAGAGTTTCTCCGCGAGCTGCCCGGTCGCGCGCCAGCCGGTACACTCCGGCCAGAGCTCGGCGACGAGGCGGTCGACGCGGCGAGCGCGAGGGTATTTGATGGCGTCGATGGCTACCGGCATCGGGTGCCTCCTTGCGGTCGTGCGTTGTCGTGAGGGAAGGTCAACGCGAGCTGACCCTTGGCGCTCGCGGCGTCCTTCGCGAGTTGTGCCGCCCTGGTCGCGGCTGAGGCGCGAGCGTGGGCCGTGCGCTCGTAGACCTCGCGGCAGCGCTGGCACCAGAGCCGGACGTTCGCCGGCTCGTTGTGCCCGGGGTGGCCGTCTAGGTGAACGAGCGCCAGGTCGGCGAGCTCGCCGGGGCGCAGGCCGGGATGCTGCGTGCCGGCGACCACAAAGCAAATCGGGAACGCCGGCGAGCCCTGGCAGCGAAGCGGTCCGGAGAGGGTCACGATCGGCGACTCGGCGCCGGCGACCGGGTCGAACTTGCTGCACGTCGCGTCGTTGAGCCCGCGGGTCGCGGTCCACTCGGGCGGCTCGTCGCCCATCTCGGCCGCGGTGCGGATGCGGCAGCCGTCGGCGCCTTCCTGCGTCCGGCGCCACTTCGCCTCCCGCTTGCACTGGTCGCAGTAGCGCTCGGTGAAGATCTCGCCCTCGGTGCCGTTGCTCGGGGTGTACTGCCGGCGGGCAGGTGCTGGCTGGTCGGCGGCGTTCATGTGTCCTCACGACGTTCTAGCTCTCGAGGAAGGCGACGAGCTCGTCCCGACGTTCTAGCTCCAGATTCTCGAGGAAGGCGACGAGCTCGTAAGCGGCCCTGATGGCCCGAGCCAATCTCTCGTCCGGCGTTCTCGACGCCGACCGTAGCTTCGCCTCGTAGACCTCCAGCCCCTGCTCGTCACGGTTAGACGAGGTGCAGGTAAGGCGTCGTGGCCGGTTTCGGCTTGGCGCTCACAGTTTGACCCCTTGCGGGAGGGCCAGCCCGAGGGCGACGTGTCCGGGCGCGAGCCACGGCCCGCGGACGACGCACGTCACGACGCGGCGGAGCTCGCGGCCGGTGTAGTACTCGCCGGAGTCGATCTCGCTCGGGGCGGGCCGTGGAACGGGGTAGCCGCGGCCGTCAAAGATCGGGGCGGGAGTCTGTCTCGCGGAGCCAGAGCTCGTCGCCGACCTTCGAATCCGCGATCGTCGCGGCGGAGCTCGAACGGCTTGGCGCCGGTGGCGACGAGGTCGAACCACTCGGCGCGCGTCTTGAGCTCGTGCGTTATCACTCGATCACCCGGGGGAGCCGGAGCTCGGCCGCCCGCTCGCGCAGGAGTTGCGCGGCGTCGGTCATCGCGTCGACGGCCGCGCGGGACGCCGGGCCGCGGTAACTGTCGGTCGCGAGCTTGGCGAGGATGGCGGCGCCGGCGGCGCGGTTGTCGAGGGTGCGCGCCTCGACCTCGAGGGCGTCGGCCCACGTCTCGCGGGCGTATAGGGGCTCGACGGTCACGACGACGCCCCGTTGAGGGCGCGCAGGCAGGCGTCGAGCGCCACGCCGACGCGGGCGGGGTCGCCAGCAAAGTCCCGCTCCGCCAGGAGGTCGCGGCGCTCGAACGAGTCCCGCTCCGCCAGGAGGTCGCGGCGCTCGTTGGCGATGAGCTGCATCGCGTCGGCGATGGCGCTGGCGAGCGCGCGGCGTTCGTCGGCGCCGCACGCGGTCGACTCGAGAAGTTCGTCGAGCGCCGTGCGGATCTGGTTCCACCCCGGGGACGGGGCGACCGGCTTTCCGACCGGCTTTCCGGTGGGGTGAAAGTAGTCGTGCAGCGGCGGTCGGATCGGGTCCTGCGGTTCGTTTGTCATGACGTCATCTTAGCCTAACCTTAGGTCGGCGCCTAGTCGCCAAGGCCGAGCGCGGCGATCGCTGCCGCGGCCTGGTTGTCGGCGGGGGGTGCGGGGATGGCGGCGAAGTCGACGGCGCGCCGCGGCGGAAGCGGGCCGACGCTGAGGATCTGAGCGGGGGTCAGGGTGGGCAGGGCGGCGCGGAGCGAGGCGGCGACGACGCGCTCGAGCGTTACGGCGGCGATCGCCTCGGGGGTGGTCGCTGACTCGAGAGCGGCGAGCAGCGCGTCGGCGACGTTCGCTGGCGGGAGCTCGCCGGGGCGGAGCCCCTCGAGGGCCCGCGAGTACTCGCGCCGGTGGGCCTGCTTGCGCAGCTGGTCGAGCGGCGCGGCCGCCGGCGCTTGCGGGACGGGCGAGGGCGTGCCGACGGGCCGCGAGGGCGGGGCCGCCGGTTTCCACCCCGCCTTCGGCTCGATGACGGTCATGTAGCCGCCATCGGTCGCTTGGTCGATCGCCGCGAGGACGGCGTCGAGGCCGTAGGTCGCGAGCCAGCCGGCGATGCGGTCGACGTTGCTCTGCTCGGCGCTCGGGGTCGGCCGGCGCGCCGGCTTCGTGCAGGCGATGCGCCGCGTCCACCGCTCGGGGAGATCGGGGATCGCGGCGAGGAGCTCGGGGGCAAAGACTGGCAGCGGGCGGCGGGGTGCGGGCGGCGCCTTCGGCTTCGCGACCTTCGTGGGCGGTGCGGGCGGAGGAGCAGGCGCGGGCGGCGGGGTGGCGCCCTGGTCGCTGCCCTCGCTTTTGTCCTGCCCTACCTGCCCCGGAGCCGCGGGCACCGCGGCGACCCCGCCCGCCCCCAAAGGGGGTGGGGGGGTTAGTTGTTCTTCTGTTCCTGTTCCTGTTCCTGTTCCTGATGCGGCACACGGTGACTGGCACGGTGTCGCCGGGGTGTCGGGCACCGTGTCGGGCACGGTGTCGGGCACGGTGTGCCGCACCGTGCCGGGCACGGTGTCGGCGGCTGCCTGCGGGGGTGTCGCGGACCGTGGTTCACACCGTGGCGGCTCGGGGCAGGCGTCGGCGAAAGCGGCCAGGAATACGGGGTTTTCGTGCGCGGCGAAGAATGCGCGGAGGACGTCCCACGCCTCCCACTTGAGGCGGCACTCGGGGATCTCGTCCCACGTCGACTGCCACGAGGCGATGACGGATTGATTCGCCGGCGGGTCGTAGCGGACGGCGCGGGGGAGCCAGACGACGCGGGCCCTCCAGTCGGCGCGGGCCATGCCCTCGGCCTCGAGCTCGGCGAAGGCGGCGCGGAAGCCGTCGACCGGCCAACCGAGATCCTCGGCGAGCGCTGCCGCGCCGGCGGCGAAGAGGCCGGGAATCGACGACGTGCGGGGGGAGGTCAGGAGGACGAGCCAGAGGTGCTGGCCGCACGGCGGAGGAGCCGAGAGGCGCAGAAATTTCTCGTCGCCGTGGGTCCGGACGTCGACCTTGCGATAGCGGGCCATCGGTCAGCCCTCCGCCTGGAGTCGCTCGACGGTCGCTCGACAGTCGAGCGACTGCATAGCGGGGGGGCTTGATACTGCGGGGGCGTGCGGGTAGACTCTTCCCATCGGTAGCGCCTTTCTCGGAGGTCGATCGGCCATAGTCGGCGAGCTGTTCTGAGCTCCCGACAACGTCCGCAGAATCTGCGCCCCTGAGCTCGATACTCGGGGGCGCTCCTGCGTTGGGGCGAATGATAGCCCAGGGCGCGAGCGCGTCACGAGGCGGCCTCCGGCCAGACGTCGACCATGCGGACGTGCCGGGCGCGCTTCGGTTCGACGTCGAGGGCGACCGTCGCGAACTCGGGCCCGGCGATGCCGAGCGAGAGCAGGCGGCCAGGGCCGAGCGGAGTACGGACGCGGCCGTCCTGCCGCATGGTGAGCAGGCCAGCCGCGACGATCCGAGCACGGGCGGCGGCGACCGTCTCCGCCGTGAGGCTGGCGGCCTCCGCCGCCCGGTACTCGGAGGACGTCAACGCTGCACCAGAGGCGCCAGGAGCGATCGGAGGAGAGGCGAGAGGGAGAGGAGCCACTCCCAGCGGAGAGCCGCAGGGCGGACCGCCGGCGCTCGCCGGCGGGCCTCGTAGACGGCAGCGCGGAGGAGGAGAGGCGCGCCGGTGAGATCGCCGGTCATGCGGCCACCTGGCGCCGGCTCGGCCGGTTAGCTGCGAGGTAACCGAGCAGGCCTCGATCGGTGGCGTACTCGACGAGGTCGCGCAGGTTCTTCGCGCAGTCGGCCTCGAGGCCGTCGTAGGGGTGGAAGGTGAAGCGCGAGCAGCCGCGAAACTCGAGGCCGCGCTCGAGGTCGGCCATCGCGAAGACGTTGTAGCGAACGAATGCGGCGCCGAAAACGAGCAGATACCACCGCCACTGGTAGCTGTCGGCATAGCCGTCGTAGTCGAACGCCTTCCACTTCGTTTTGTGCTCGTGGATGCCGGCGCCGAGGATCTGGTCGGCGCGGGCGGAGACGGTGACGCGGTGCCCGAGGACGTCGCCGGCGTCGTGATAGCCGTTGACCTCGCGCGTGCCCCCGGGGGTGGCGTAGGTCAGGCATTCGCCGACGATCTCGGCGGGCCAGCTGATGCCGTTCGCGGTGTAGCGCGGCGGGTCGCCTTCGGGACGGTAGAGCTCGGGCGCCTCGAGGATCGCGTGCAAGCTCTCGCCCATCGCCATCTCCGGGGTGCGGACGAAGACGCCATCGAGCTGCTCGAGGAACTTGCGATCGGTCATCCATTCTTCGGAGCGGAGGAGGTTGAACGCCTGCAGCGTCGAAACACTGATGCGGAGATCCATAGTTGCGGGTGTCCGGTTTGTAAGCGGTCACAGAGGCGCGGACCGTCGTAGATCCGCGCCTCTGTGAGTCCGGGTCAGTTGGCAGGCTCGGCGGCTGCGGCGGGCGGCGGATCGGCGGGCGGCGCGGCCGGGGAGGTGTAGAGGTTGAGCGCCTTATCGAAGGTCAGGCCGAGCGCCTTCGCGCGGGCGACGACGAGCGCTTTGACCTGCGCCTTGACGACGGTCGCGAGCGCCGCAAGGTCGGGCAAAAGCGCGTTGATGCCGGCGACCGTCTCGACGAGCGCGAGGTCGGCGCGCCACTCCTCGACGACGTTCGCGGCCTGCGCCGAGCCCTCGGCCGTGAGCGAGAAAATCCGCTTGGCGTCGGCGAGGAGCTTCGCCAGAAACAGCGGCTCGGCCGACGTGTCGGGGACGTTCCAAGCCTTCCACCCCGTGGGCGCCTTGCCGGTGTGCGTCTCGGTCGGCGTGCAGTCGAAAACGCGCTGGCCGTTCGTGCCGATGGTGAGGTAGCCGACGACGTCGGAATTCTTCATGACCTCGGCATTGCTGCCGCCGGGGACGTCGAGGCGGGCGACCGGCACGTCGCCTTTCTTGTCGTCCTTCGCGTGGGCGATCAGCACGACGTCGAGGCCGAGCAGGCGGAGCGACGAGAGCCAGGCCGAGAAGTGCGAGCCGAGCTTACCCCAGCCCTGCCGGCTGAGGACGCCACCGCCGGCGCCGTTCTTCGAGTCCTGGCCGATCAGGTAGGCGCCGAGGAAGTCGAGGCACTTGCCGACGGTGTCGACGTGGACCGTGCGATAGCCGTCGAGGTGCTTGCCGGCCATGATCTCGAGCACGTCGTGCCACGAGTCGACGGCAAGGACGTCCTTGCGGTTGCGGGCCCGGTGGCTGCCGCGGTCGAAGTCGATCGTGACGCAGTTTTCTGCGGTGTTCGCGAGGGTCGTCTTGCCGGTGCCGGGGTCGCCGAAGATGGTGCAGACGAGGCGGTCGACGGTAATCGTTTCGGTCGGGCGGATGAGTCGGAGTGCCATTGCGTTGTGCCTTTCGTTGTAGACTTCTGGTTGACCTGCTGCACCGTGGGGTCTAAGAGCCGGCCGGGGGTGCCTCCCTTGCCGGCTCGCTTTGCATCTAGTCGAGGTCGACGACGTCGCCGACCTCTGCGTCGTCCAATTCCTTGACGAGCTCGGCGCCGAGCTGCTCGACGGCCGCGCGCTCGGCCTCCGTCGGCCGCCCTGCCTTGCGAGCCCTGCTGAGCCCTTCGGCCGTCGCCGCGGCCTTCCCCGCGACCGCCTCGTCGAGGCCAGCGGAGGCGATCGGCGGCGCGAACGCGAGCGGCTTGCCGATCGGCAGCGAGAGCTCGAGCGAGCGCTGTCGCTCGTGAACGGTCATCCCGCGGGTGGCGATCACCTCGCCCGTGTCGACGCGCACCGTTTCGACGACGAAGCGCGGCTCGTAGCGCTTGATCTCTTCGACCTCGACCTCGCGCACTTCGGTCCGACTGCGCGCCTGTTGCTTGAGGGTCGCAAGCTCGGTCGCCACGAGCGAGAGCCGGCGCTTGTGCGCCTCGCCCTGGCCTTTGAACTCCATGATCGCGACGTCTTGCTCGTCGAGGAGGGCGACGATCCGCTCGTGCTTCTGCCGCACTTCGTCGTCAGTCAGGCCGACGGGGAGATTCTGCGTAACGGCTTGTGGCATTTTGGCTTCCTTTCAGGGGGCCGGAGCGGCGGACGTGCCGATCCAGAGGGCGAGGAAAGCGACGATCATGAGCAGGCCAGCGACGGCGTCGCCGGCGGCGGAGTCGGCGACCTTGCCGACGAGGACGACGAGAGCCGCGATGGCCGCGCCCATGAGCGAGCGGCGCGGCCGTGCGGTGTAGGCGTATGGGCTCACGGCCGGCGCCCGTAGTTAACCGGCAGCGGGGAGACGACGCGACCGAGGAGCGCCCACAGGTCCTCGGCGGGGTCGGCGGCCGGCGGCGCGTGGTCCTCCAACTCGGCCGCCGCGACGCGGGACAAGCGCTCGGCCGCGCCGTATTCTTCGGAGGTCACGGGCGGCGTGGTGTCGCACGCTGCGGCGTAGGCGGCGACGTCGGCCTCGTGCGCGGCCTCGTCGGCCTCGTCGGCGGCCTCGGCCTGGTCGGCGGCGAAGAGCTGCTCGTCGAGGTCGGCGTCGCTCGGCTCGCGCCAGGCGTCCTCGCCGTCCGCGCTCAAGAAGGCACCTCGATCAGAGCGCCGCCCTTGTCGACCACGTACCAGGTGTCTGCCTTGACGCCATCCTCGCCGACATAGGCAACGGTCACCCGCTTGCGCATCTCGCTATCGACCCAGAGCAACGTCAGGACACCGCCAACGCCAGCCTTCGCGCGGCCTTTGATGCCGCACGCCGCCCAACCGGACTCGCCCGTGGCTGCGGCGTGGCCGGACTCGCCCGTGGCTGCGGCGTGGCCGTAGTGGCCCGTGGCTGCGGCATGGCCGGACTCGCCCGTGGCTGCGGCGTGGCCGTAGTAGCCCGTGGCTGCGGCGTGGCCGTAGTCGCCCGTGGCTGCGGCGTGGCCGTAGTGGCCCGTGGCTGCGGCATGGCCGGACTCGCCCGTGGCTGCGGCGTGGCCGTAGTAGCCCGTGGCTGCGGCGTGGCCGTAGTCGCCCGTGGCTGCGGCGTGGCCG